TCCAGCACCGTGAAGGTGCCGTGGAGCTGGACGGAGCCGGACACGCCGCCGCCCCCGCCGGTGGTGGGCGTGGACACGATTATCAAGGTGACGCTCGCGCTGCCCATCGGGGCCCCCGCGATTCACACCGACGAGCAGCTGAAGCTCTGCCTCGCGGTCCAGTTTCAGGACAACCGCTGGGCCGTGGCGTCGAAGGCGTCGGACGACTGCAACGGTTCGCGGCCAGCCAGCGGGTGACGAACCCGGTGGCCCAGCAGATCGCCGACAGCGAGGCCGCGTACGCCACGTTTGAGCTTGTGCCGGGGTGAAAGCCCGGTGCCAGCACGGGCATCTGCTGGCCGTCACGGCCGGTCGGAACGGCTGCTGCACGGCCTGTAACCGGCGGCACGGGGCGCGGGGCGGGGATACGAACCGGCGGCTGAAGGCCGCGCAGACCCGGTGCAAGCGGGATCACGTTCTCCCGCCCCCGAACCCCAAGACGGGGAAGCGGCGGTGCCTGAAGTGTGAGTACGTTCGGCAGTTAGAGCGGTTCGCGGTACGGCTACGTCAACAGGACACCCGAGGAGTGACATCATGAGCTTTGGCACAGTGATCGGATTCGTGGGCGCGGCGGTGCTGATCGTGGTCGGCATCATCTTCTACCGGAAGCGGCAGGCCGCCCAGCGCGGGACGCAGATTCAGGGGTACGGCCCAGCGTACGAGCCGCCGAAGCCGCGCACCCCGAACAAGCCGCCCGCCGACAACCGGCCGCAGCCGCCGACGAAGGAACCGAAGGACTTGAAGTGAGATGAACCGCTCCACCCTCTGGCTCGTCCTGCTCGCCCTCCTGCTCGGGGGCGGGCTGGCATGGCAGCGGCAAGCCATCAGTCGAGCGGAGCGGAGAGCGACCGCAGCCACCGCCGCAGCGGACAGTCTGGCGGTGGTTGCGGACTCGCTCCGGGCCGCGTACCGGGTGGACACGGTGCGGCTCCGGAGCTGGCGCACGAAGTGGGATTCGGTCACGCTGCCGGGCACGGTGGACACGATCCCGAAGGAGGTGCTGGTGTACGTCGCGGACTCCACGATCCGGGCCTGTACGCAGGCGCTGGGGACGTGTGAGCGGCGGGTGGCGGTGGAACGCGAGCGGGGGGACTCCCTGCAGACGGCCGCCGACCAGTGGAAGCGGGTGGCCAAGGGCCCGTTCCTGACGCCCGAGCTGGAAGCGACGACGACGCTGGACTGGAAGCCCGAGCTGGCCGCCTCCCTCACCCTCGGCCGGGGCCGCCTGCAGGCGCTGGCCCGGCTGGCCTATACCTACACGACAACGCCCAGCCCGGTGTACGATCCCGAGCTGGGCGTCCTGCCAGACAGCACCTCGGCCTTCACGGGCACCCTCCGGGTTGGGGTGCGCTGGACCCCCTAGCCCGTGGTGTAGTAGCCGGGCGGCGTGTAGTCGCGCCGCACAAGGTCGGACAGCCAACCGGGCACACTCCCCCCATTCTCGTACCGGCTCCACGTTCGGGCGGTCACACGGTACAACGCCGCGACCTCGGCCTGCGTCATGGGCAGGCCGGTGTCACGGTTCAACCGAGCGAGCCGCCACGTCCGGATCATCCGGGCCGTGGCAGGACGCACAGGGGTCGGGGATGGGGCGGCGAGCAGCACTATCTCCTCCGTCTGGGTTTGGATGCAGCCCGCAACCGCGCTGCTTCGCGGCGCTGGCGTTGACGATCCCGGCGGGCCGCCTCGACACGGGCGGTCAGGGCCTGCTGGTAGAGCAAGCCCACCGGGACAATGACCTCAGCGGAGCCACCCCGGCGACTCCGCTTGGGCCGGACCTTCAGGAACGTGCGGTGCAGCTCCACCACGAACTCGTCCTCGCGGTGGTGGTGCGGCCGGGGGGATACCATGGACCGCACGGTGGGGCGACTGTCGTTAGCCGGGGTCATGGCAGCACCCTCGACAGCATGGTGGTGCCGGTCACGTCGTCCAACGCTCCGACGAACAGCAGGGCCCCGTGCTTGCCGTCCGGCAGGGGGTGGGCACCATCCTCCCGGCACCGACGCCCCGTGGCGGCGATCAGGTCGTCCCGGTCGGCACCGTAGAGGCCGTCGTTGGCGGCGGCCTGCTCCAGCGTCAGGGCCGCCTCCAGACACCGCAACCGAATCCGGGCCTGCTGCGGTTCGGGCAAGGCACCGAGCGGCCCCGCCGCGTCCAGCAGCAGGCGGTTCGTGGCATGCACTCTGGAGTGGCAGTCCATCGGTGTGTTCAGGGGTGTGTCCATCCGGACCTCCTGTGTGAGAGTGGGAGTGGGGCGGTGGAGGGCGAATCCCTCCGGTGTCAGCCCTTGCGAGCTGCGGTCCCGTTGCCGCCCCCCTCGGGTTAGGCCGTGTGCAGCTTCAGCTCGATGGCAACCTCGTCCTGCGTCCCCTTCACCACGAAAGCCCGCTTGTCCTTCAGCGTGATCCGGGTGGAGGTGATCCGCATTTCGGTGGTCTGCAGGTCGGCGAAGCGGTACAGCTCGCCGTGCGGGCCATCCTCCAGCGTGGTGACGAAGGCCGGGTTAATCCGGACCTCGCCGTTGACGCGGCCATCGTGGTGCAGCGTCTGGAACGTGGCGAACATGGGAACCTCGGGGTTGGGGTGGTCGTGCCCTGCCCTACTAAAGTACGCCGGACAGATTGTCCTGTCAAGCCCTTCAGCTGGTCGCCCCGCCGATTGTCACACCCCCGTGCTACCCATGGAGCGCGGTCGCGCCGCCCCCGCAGCAAATGATATTTGCCCCTTGACAGGACATTTTGTCCGCTCTAGCTTTGATCCACGTCGCCGGACTGCCGGATGGCTCTCACTTCACGACGGAGGTTCCCTGATGTCTACTCGCCACTCTCCCCCGCTCAAACTGCTCAAGGCCCACAAGGCCGCCGAGGACCGCTGCGTCGTCGTGCTTGGCCCGAACTGCTGGGGCAAGGGTCGGGACGGAGCCACGGCCTACAAGCTGGCCCGTGAGAACCGGCCCCGCTGGTACGGCTCCACTCGCCAGACCTATGTGTTTGTGGACGCCCCCCGTGAAGTGCAGATCAGCGAAGTGGACGGCGGGCTGTCCTATCCCCGCTCCGCTGCCAAGGCCATCAAGCTGGGCGAACACGTCGTTCGCTCCGACCGCTAACCGGAGGCACCATGCGCCGCTATACCCCGCGATTCCAGACGACCGGCCGGATCACCGCGTTCTACACGATGGACGGTGGCAGCTTCTCTCTCCGGTTCACGTTCTCGCATCTCTCCAGCGCCACCAGTTACGACCGGGCCCAGCAGGACGCGATCCGGGCGGTGAAGAAGTGGGCCGCCAACGAGCCGGACACTGCCTACACTGGCTTCCGGTTTGAGTCCGGCCTCACCACGGTGGCCACGGACGGCTACTCGACCAACGAACCCCGTCTCAAGATGGAGGGCTAACCCATGACCCGTGACAAGCGTTCCGAACTGCGCTCGGCCCGTGAGTACCATGAACACGCCGAGCGGCAGGCCGTGGAGGCGTTCGCCCTGCTGAAGCAGCACCCGACCTCCTTCCCCCATCTGGCCGAGGCCGAGGGGGCCATGAAGCGGCTCGACTACTTCACGACCGTCCTGATCGAAGCGGCGCAGGCCCGAAGCAACGTGTTCCGGGGTCAGCTGCGCCGTGCCAAGGCCGAGGCCCGCAAGGCCGCCACCGCAAGGAGCTGACCGTGCAACACGTTCGACTGCTCACCCAGAAGCACTACCCCGCCGGGTGGGTTACCGGCTGGGCGAAGGGCCTGCCCGAGCTGCAGGAGGGGGCCATCGTCCCGGTGATCCCGGCGACGAACCAGCCCACCGGCGAGGGGCACATCCGGTACTGGATCGCCACCCCCGCCCTGATTGACGACCCGTACGGGGTGGGCCTGTACGATGGCGAGTACGAGCTGCTCCCACGCGGCGACTGATAGTCGGACTTGACAGGACAAAATGTCTAGTGTAGCTTTGTTCTCAGCCGCCGGGTGGTCCGGTGGCCAACCCCAACGTGAGGATTCACACATGGCACACGAACTCGACACGATGCTGCAGGCCGACGGGACCGAGCGCAAGGCAATGTTCTCGGTGATCGAGACGCCGTGGCACCGGGAGGGCGTCGTCCTCGCCGAAGCGCCCAAGACGCTGGACGAGGCGCTGGTGCAGAGCGGGCTCGACTGGGACGTGACGCTCAAGCCCGTCTACCACGACCTCGGGAACGGCGACTATCTGGAAGTGCCCGGCTCCAAGCTGGTGGTCCGCGAGGACCGGAACCGCGCCGTGGCCGTCGTCGGCTCCCGCTACCGCCCCCTGCAGAACCGCGACGCACTGGGCGCTGTCCAGCCGCTGGTGGACAACGGGCTGGCGACGTGGGAAACGGCCGGGTCGCTGCGGGAAGGCCGGACGATCTGGGGCATGATCCGCTTCAACATCACGTCCCCCATCGTGCAGGAAGTGTTCGCCGACGAAGTGGTGCCGTTCGGGCTGGTCAGCAACAGCCACGACGGGTCGGCGGTGGTGACGGTGCGGGAGACGCCGGTTCGGGTAGTCTGCGCCAACACCCTCGGCATGGCCGAGCAGAGCCGCAAGCGGCGGGTCAAGGTGCGCCACACCGGCAACGTGGCGAACCGCACGGTGGATGCGGCGCTCGACCTGTGGACGGGAATCGTGGAGCGGTACGAGGTGTGTGCCGTCCAGTACCGCCAGCTGAAGGGGGCGCACCTCGACTACGCCATGTTCAAGCAGCTGGTGCTGCAGCCCGCCCTGCCGATGCCGGTCCGCGAGAACTTCAAGGGCGACGGGGCGCAGCGCCGCTTCGACCTCGCCATGGACCGGACGGTCCGTCGCCGGGCCGAGCTGACCGGGCTGTGGACGGACGGGATCGGCCACACTGGCGATCACTCGGCATGGGAGGCGTACAACGCTCTCACTCAGGCCCTCGACCACGGCACGGAGGACATCTTCCCGAGCAGCAACCGCCTGCAGTCGCTGTACGACGGCAGCTACGGGCAGCTCAAGCAGTCGGTCCTGAACGACCTCGTTGCGGTGGCCGCCCGGCCCCGCTAACCCCAACCGGGCAGGGCTCCGGCACGGTGCCGGGGCCCGCCCCACGGAGGACGCCATGTCCCAGACCCTGCGAACGCTGCGGCAGCGGTACGACCGAGCGGTGCAAGCATATCAGCGGGCTGACGCCCGGATCGAGCGGTACTACGCCGGGGACCGCAAGGGCACCACGCTGATCCGGCTGGAGCGGGTGGAAACCCGAGCCCATCGGCGGCTGTGCGAGGCGAAGTACGCTCTCAGCTGTGAGCTGCGCCGCCAAGGCATGCAGGCCGCCATCCCCGAACTCTGGAGCGCATGATGCTGCTGGACGAATGGAAGGCGGCTGTGGCCGCAGGAGACACTACCGAGGGGTTTCGGTACTGGATGGTGCAGCAGAAGGTGGACGCCGAACAGCGCCTGTTTCAGTTGACGCTGGCGCTGGAGCAGCTCCGCAAGGAAGGGGGCGCGTCATGACCCCCCGCCCCGTACGCTTCACCCGCCGCCTGCGGCAGATGGTGGAGTGGATCGCGTTCAACGACAACAGCGGCAACGGCGACACCGAGGAGGAAATCAGCCAGTACGTCACGACCGTGATGCTGGCCCATGTGTACGACGTGGCCTACAACCGGCTGGCGTACGAGATAGCGGAGGTGCGCCGGGCCAACGGCCTGCCCGTGGGAGAACCGGCCGCCTCTTGACAGGACATTCTGACTAGTGTAAGTTTGTCTCGTCCGACAACCAACCACCTATCGCCGACGTGAGGATTCACACATGGCAACCCAGCGCCCCACCATGGCCACCCTCAGCACCCTGCTCCGCGAGGCACAGGATGCGAGAGCGGTCCACACCTACCTGAGCGCCCAGCTCGACGCCATTGACGGGACCGCGCCCCAGATGCGCTCCGTCCGGATGTGGCTCACCATGAAGTGCTCCGAGGCACAGGTGATCGCCTTCGCCAAGGACGCCGCCTATCGGGCCGCCCATGCCCAGAGGTTCGGGAAGGAGCGGGCGTCATGACCCGGACCTACCGCATCAAGCTACGCCACCGGGGCGGGGCCCGCAGCACGTTCGTGGCCCATATCCGCGACGACGAGTCCCTGTATGACGTGGTGCGCCCTCACCTCTCCGGTGGGGCCACATGGAGCTTCAGCACCCAGTGCATGGGGTACAGCCGGACCGGGGCCATCCCCGGCGTCGGCGGCCCCCGCTGCCAGCGGTTCGTGCCCGAGGGGCTGGAATACTGCCACGCTCATGACCCCGAGCGGCGGCGGTGATCCCGCTCCCCCATGGGCTCGCCCTGAAGGACGCCCTCGCCATTGCCCAGCGCCTCGGCTGTCGGCTGCGCTATAAGGGCGGGGACGTGCTGGTCGTCGGGCCGGGGTGGATCGTGCGGCACAACCACCGCCGCAAGGATGCGTCCCGGACCCTGATCATGGCGCTGCGACGCCTACAAACCACACTGGAGGCCGCCGATGGCCGACGCTGACATCACGCTGTACCCCGTGGGCACCGTGCTGCGGGGGTTCGGACTCCTGAACGCCGGGCACTACTACACGGTCAAGGCCGTGGACGCCGCCCGCCAACGGATGCAGGTCGAGAGTCACCGCACCGGGCTCACGTTCTGGACGCCCGGCACCTACATGCAACCCGACGAAAGGGGCAACACATGAGTGGGTTCACAGCCGAGCAGCTGGAGGCGCGGCGCGAGACGCTGGGCGCATCCGAGCTGCCCGCCATCCTCGGGGTCAGCCCGTACAAGGGGGCCTTTGAGGTGTGGCTGGAGAAGCGGGGGCTCAGTGAGCCCCGCAGCGACGACACGCCGTGGCAGGCGTGGGGCCTGAAGATGGAGCCCGTGATCGCGGAGAGCTATCAGGAGGCCATGCTGAAGGAGCACGGCCAGCTGCTCACCCTCTCCGGCGACGGCCGCACGTCCATTCGCATGACGGACACCCCGTGGAGCTGCACCCCCGACCGCATGGTGGACTGGATCGCCGGAGGCGAGACGTGGGGCGTGGACTTCAAGCAGACCCGCTACGGCGAGGGCTACGGCCCCGCATGGAGCGAGGAGGTGCCTGCCCACGTCTATGCTCAGTGTCAGTGGAGCATGTTCGTGACGGACCGGGGCCGCTGGGACGTGGCCTGCCTGATCGGTGGCTCGGACTTCCGGGTGTACCACCTGATGCGGAACGACGAGTTCCTCGACGCCGCCCTCGCCGAAGCCGAGGCGTTCTGGCGGCACGTCGTGGACGGCACCGAGCCGCCCATGGATGCCAGCCGGGGCGCGAAGCAGTACCTGCTGGCCCGCTTCCCCGAGGACGTGGCCATGGACCCGCTGCCCGTCTATGACGACGTGGAGACGACCAACCTCATGGCCGAGCTGGAGGCGGTGCGGGTCGAGGGGAAGCGCCTGTCGGTCAAGCAGACGACGCTGGAGAACCAGCTGAAGCTGCTGATCGCCGACCGCCCCGGCCTCGTCACCCCGGTGGGCCGCGCCACATGGAAGCGCACGAAGGACAGCACCGTGGTGGACTGGCAGGGGCTGGTGGAGCAGTACGTCCCCGACCCCAAGCTGTGGGAGCCGTTCACCAGCACGAAGCCCGGCACCCGCCGGTTCCTGTTCAAGAGCAGTCACCCCCGTGAGGAGGACGCATGAGTACCGGCACCAACGTGGCCACCCGGCCCAAGACGCCGAAGGAACGGATGCAGGCCCGGCTGGAGGCGCTGACGCCCGCCATTGCCCAGATCGCCGCCAGCCATATCGAGCCCCACCGCATGGCGAAGATGGCGCTCATGGCCTGCGAACGGACGCCGCAGCTGTACGAGTGCAGCCCGAAGTCGCTGTTCATGGGGCTGCTGCAGGCCAGTGAGATGGGGCTGGAGGTGGGCGGCGGGTTCAACCACGCCTACCTGATCCCCTACAAGAAGCAGGCGACGCTGGTGATCGGCTATCAGGGCTACATCGAGCTGATCTACCGGACCGGCAAGGTCGCCTCGGTCCGCGCCGTGAACGTGTTTGAGGGCGACGACTGGGCGTACGACGAGGGCACCACGCCGAGCATCCTGCACCGGCCCAAGCTCGACGCCGAGCGCACCCCGGCCACGCTGCTGTTCAGCTACGCCGTGGCCCACATGGCGAACGGCGGGCCCCCGGTGCTGCGGGTCATGACCCGCAAGGAGGTGGACCTGATCCGGGCCCGGTCGCCGGGCAGCAACCGCTCGGACAGCCCGTGGGTCACGGACTACCTCGCCATGGCGCTCAAGAGCCCGGTCCGCAGCATCAGCAAGCTGCTGCCCAAGAGCCGGGAGCTGGCGCAGGCCATTGACGTGGACGAGAACCCGGACAGCGAATCGGTCAGCCAGTGGCAGGCCGTGCTGGAGCAGGCGGTGGACGCAGGGGAGGACACACCCGAATCGGAAGGATCACACTCAACACAGGAAGGTGCCTGATGGCCCGCTTCATTAACCGCGAGACGAAACGGCAGGCGGTGCTGATGTACCGCCGGAAGGATGGGACGGCGAAGGAGATTGCCGCCACGGTGCCCTGTGCGCCGAGCTGCATCTCCCGCTGGGACAAGCACGAAGGGTTCCGCTTCACCCCCGAGGAGCTGGGCATGGTGCCCAGTCAGGAGCGGGCCGATCCGGCGGCGGCGGCGCTCGCCCCGGCCCCGGCCCGGCTCGCCGCTCGCCAGCTGCCGAGCGGATACATTGCGTCGCTGGAGCGGGAGAACGCCCTGCTCACGGAGCTGCTCGCCCTGCGGGCCGCCCGGAAGGAGGAGGTGGACCGTGGCTAGCAACACTGGCGAGCCCGAGGTGCCGGTGGGCAAGGCGTTCGGCCGCATGTTCACCGTGCGCCGCTCCCTCCTGCCCATGATCGAGCAGTCGCTCCACCGCGAGGCACAGGAGGACGAGGCCAACCGCATCCCCGCCTTTGCGTACGACAGCATGAGCCAAGAGCGGGTCAAGGTGCAGCTGATGGTGTACCCGAAGGAGGGGGCATGACCGACGACTTTCCCCGGCTGCGGCCGATCACCACGCCGCTGGCCCGCTTCAGCCCGGAGACACAGGCCGAGCTGGGCCTCGACTTCGACGGCGAGGCGGCGCGGGCCGACCGGGACCGGGTGCTCGCCAACCACGCCGAGCGGCGCAAGGACGCGCTGGTCGTGCTCAACCTGCGGCTGGAGACGCTGGCCCGGACCCGGCGGTCGCTGGGCGGCCGGGCCGTCGCCACGGCCGACGACGTGATCCGCATGCTGGAGCTGTGGGAGGACGCCCCCGGCCCGGACCGGCGCTGGACGGGGGCCGTCTGGCGGCAGGGCCCGTGGCGCAAGACGGGCGAGTACGTCCCGAGTCTGCGCCGGAAGTGCCATGGCCGACCGATCCCGGTCTGGGAGCTGGACGCATGAGCGGCGGCCACCCGACCCTCAGCGTGGTGGGCTGGGACACGTTCCAGCACTACTCCAAGCGCGACCCGCCGTGGATCAAAGTCCACCGGCAGCTGCTCGACAACTACGCATGGGCCCGCTTGCAAGATGCTAGCAAGGCGCACCTCGTCGGCATCTGGCTGCTCGCCGCCCGGCATCACAACGTGATCCCGGCCGACCCCGTGTGGATCGCCCAACGCATCGGTGCGACCGAGCCCGTAGACCTGCATGTCCTTGTGGAGCAAGGGTTTCTGGAGGTCGCTAGCGGTGTGCTAGCAGACCGCAAGCAAAACTCTATTCTAGAGACAGAGGCAGAGACAGAGACAGAGGCAGAGAACAGCGTTGCGGCTGCGCCGCCGAAGAAGCGACAGCCCTCACGCACTGTCACGACAGTGAAGGAGACATGGCTCACGCCGTACTGGGAGGCGTGGAACGCGCTAGGCGGCTCTGTGAGCCCCGGCCAGCTGGCGAAGGCGTTGCGACCCATGCACGACCTGATCGGCCCGGAGCGAGGCGCTCAGGCGCTGACAGCGTGGCTGGAGGCGGGCAACGCCAAGTACGGACCCATGGTGTTCGCTCGGGACTGGCGAACATGGGCAGGCGAGGGGCTCGACCCCACGCTCACCGACGTGAACCGCAAGACGGCCAAGGCGCTGGCCGCATGGAGGGACGAATGAGCCGCAAGCCGAAGGCGAAGATGATCCTCAGCCCCGAGGCCGAGGCGGTGGTGACGGAGCTGAAGCGGGGCGGGTGCATCCGGGTCGCTGGCCTGACCCGCACCCGGTACGTCGTGTGGCGAGGACAGGAGGGGCATGGCCCGGCGTTCGGTGACGGGGTGGTGCGGGAGCTGCTCGACCACGGGCTGCTCACGAAGGGCACCCTGCGGCTCCGCTGGAAGGCGGTGACGCCGTGACCCGTGCCGAGTTCACCAGCGCCATGGCCCCGCTCGCCGTCAACTTCAACCGGCCGCTCGACAAGCCGCTGCTCACGGTGTTCTGGGGCGCGTTCCAGCACTGCACCCCGGACGAGTTCCGGGACGCCGTGACCGAGGTGATCCGGACCGAGCGGTTCTTCCCGACCGTGGCCACGCTGCGCGACGCCATGGGCCTGCAGGAGCCGGTGTCCACGCTCGCCGAGGCAGGCGCAGTGTTCGCCCTGCTCTGTCAAGCGGGGCCCAAGTACGACCCCCACCGGGGCGACTACTGGCCGCCGCAAGCGGTGCTGGACCGTTTCGGTCCACAGGCCCTTGCCGCGTTCACCGCTGCCGGGGGCACGACCGCGTTCCGGGACCGCACGGCCCGCGACGTGGCGTTCCTGCGGCGCGATTTCATGAAGGGCTGGGAGGAGTACGGCACTCACCCCACCCCCCCCGACCGGATTCTCCGGCCGAGCGGGACGCCGACCGGCCTGACGACACTGGCGGCGGCGATCACCAACGCATTGCCCAGCCCCAAGGAGGGCGCATGAGAAAGCGGTTCCCCATCATCGTGAACGGCCGGGAGCAGCAGGTCCGGCTGATCTTCAACAGTCGGTTCTGCCAGCGGTTCGGCATCGTCGGCGGGGTGTGGCGGCACACCATCCGGTTCGCCGGGCCCCCGACCGCCGTGCCCGCATGGATTCTCGGCCATGAGCTGGTGCATGTCTGGCAGTGGCAGGCGTCCGGTGGCTGGTGGCGGCACCTCTGGCGCTACCTCCGGAACGTGCGGCAGGTCGGCTACGTCGCCAGTGGGTACGAACAGCAGGCCGTCGCCCTGCAGGGGATGGTCGGTCGCGGCGAGGCCGTCGCACTGGCCGACCCCATCTCCGGGGCCAAGCCGGGGGCGCTCCGCGCCCCGTTCCTGCGGGACTGGAACGTCATGTTCGGCCCCCTGTCCACCCCGGACGGCCAGCCCACCCCGACCCGGCTGCGGTGGAACCTGACCACCCGCCAGCCCATCACACTGGCGCTGCCGCTGGCTGACCCCGGCTTCCCCTACGCCTATCAGGTGGAGCCGGGACAGGCCACGGTGGTGGCCAGCGCCCCACCGCCCGACGTGACGGTCGGCGACGACGAGGCGTGGCATGAGTTCCTGCCCGACGCCGACCGCGACACCCCCGACTACGGGGACATGACGTGGCCCCCGCTGCCCGGAGGTGCCCGATGAAGCGCGAGGCCGTGGACGCCCTGCTCGCCCTGATCCCCACCGGCTGCGAGGGGGACTGCTACCTGCTGTCCAGCAGCGACACCGAGGGGCCCGGCCAAGTGCATGCGGACGCCAAGGACTTCCGGGCCACGCTGCACCGGGCCGCCGAGCAGCTGCGGGCCCGCGAGGCCCCGGAGGAGGAGACGTGGTGGCTGCTCACCCCCCGCGACGGGGGCACGGGGTTCGTGCGCCAGAACCCCACCGTCGCCGACTTCAACCGCTGGGGCCTGCTGGGGTACACGATCACCCGTGTCCAGCGCCCCCGCCCCATGTGGGAGGGAGCATGAAGCGTCGAACGACCGACACCCCCGAACGCGCCCTGCTCAGGCGGCTGGTGGAAGCCAGCGACCATATCTACGATGTGGTACTCTATGGCCCTCAACGCGGGTTCGCGGCCACAGAGCATTGGGTCTCAGTTGTCAAGGACGCCCGCGCCCTGCTGGCCGAGCCGGAGGGGGAAGGGGCCACCGCTCGTTATGAGCGGCTTGCTGAGGAGTTCTACCACGACACTGGCCTCATGGCTCCCGGCAAGGACGTATCGGCAGCAATGGGGTCGGCGGACAACGACGAGCGGCGGGCCGCAGCGTGGAAGCACTGGATCGCCAGTCGTGCGTCCACCCCGCGCTCCCGTGCCGAGGCCGAGGCGATGCCTGACCGTGACGCGCTGGACGAGGCGCAAGTGCTATCGCCCGAGCAGTTCGTTCGCCTGCTCCGTCACTATCGGAGTGGGCGCGGTGGGGAGTATGACGCGGCGGGCGATGCGCTTATTGCTCACGATGCCGCCGTGCGGCGGCTGGTCGAGCAGGGGGAGGAGTTTGTGGTGATGCGCGTTGACGGGGTGGAGGACGCAAACGACCCATACGGTCAGCGTTATATCAAGTCTATGCTGGTCATCAGCTCTGACCTCTCAGGGGATCAGGGCCGGGAGTTCCGTATCACAGATGGCGACCGTGTGCGCGTCACGCGACTGCCGGGGAAGGGGGAAGGGTGACCCTCACCGTCAACACCAGCACGGCACTCAAGCTGGCCTCACTCGTTGTCCACGTCGAGGAAATGCTGTCGCCGGATGGCCGAGAAGCCGACCGGTCGGCCATCCTCGGTCTGCTGTCCGACTCAGAGGTCCGGGATTTCCTCGCCAGTATTGACCCGGTACTCCTGCCGGTGAAGCGACTGCCGGGGAAGGGGGAAGGATGAAGCCCAACGATGTCGTGCGCGTGGAGTCCCTGCGCTTCGGCACCCGTTCCGTGCGCTACGGGCTGGTGGTGCGCGAAGTAATCGGGATGGTGGAAGTGGAATACTCCCGCGAGGAAGCGTCTGGTGGCATCACAATCCAACGTGAGTATGCACCAACCCGAGACTGCCGCGTGGTGGGGAGTGTGCCCGATGCCTGACCCCAACGCCGAGCGGGAGCGGCTGGTGGCGGCGGTGGAACAGGAAACCGACTTGCGCCAGAAGGCGGCAGACCGCCTACGGGACTTGAGATTCTTCGCCGCCCAGATTCCGGGGGCAGAGACAGAATACAAGGTTCTAGTTGACTGTGAGTATCGCGCCATTCAGCGACTCGCCGCCTTCGACGCCGCCCACCCGAGGACGCCGTGACCTTCCCGTTCCGACGCACCCCCCTCATGGCGCTGACCCCGGCTGAGGAGTACCAGCTCCAGCAGCGCCACGCCCCCACCCCCGCCACGGTCCACCTGACCCCCCGTGAGCGGGCCGCCCTCGCCGCCTACCGCGAACGCCGCGCCCGCCAGCAGCAGGAGCGCGAGCGCCGGTGGGAGGCCGATCCCCTCACCCGGACATGGATGCCATGACCCGCCCCTTCCCCGGCGCTGGCGCTGGACGCCCCGGCCGTGGCCGCACCCGCCAGCGGCAGGACGGCATGAACAAGACCGAGGCCCGCTTCGCCAGCGAGGTGCTCACCCCCCTCCTCCACGCGGGCACCATCACCCGCTGGGACTACCAGCCCGAGCGCCTCGTCCTCGCCAAGAACACGCAATACACCCCCGACTTCCGCGTCCTCCTCGCCAACGGGATCGTGCGCTTCTACGAGGTCAAGGGCTTCTGGGAGGACGACGCCCGCGTCAAGCTGAAGCTGGTGGCCGAGCTGCACCCGTACGAGTTCGTCGCCGTACGCTGGGGCAAGCCCCCCACCGGCGGCCCCGCCCAGTGGATGTACGAGCCCGTGGCCCCGTAGGCACTTAGGCCCGTTTCACGGGAAACACCCCCACTCGCGCCAGTGTCACGGCACCTGTCTTGACCGTATCCCCAGCGCGTGGCATGTTGCAGCATGGCCCGTCGCAAAGCCGCCACACCCGCCCCAGCTCCCGTCCCGGAGCTGCCGCCCATGCCGCCGAGCATCGAGCTGGCCCGGCAGCTGCGGCAGGGGGACGCTAGCGGGCAGCTAGCAGCTCGCCAGCATGCCGTCCGGGCGCTGTTTGAGGCCGGGGTGCTGGAGAAGTATGAGTTTCTCATGAAGGTGCTCGACGGGGAGGCCAAGGGCGTCGCCGTCGTGGACGGGGTAGTGCAGAACGTGGAGCCCACCATCGGCGAGAAGCTCCGGGCCTACCAGCTGCTGATGCAGGGCGCGGCCCTGAAGGGCGAGACGACCCCGGCCGCCCCCAACGTCCAGCTCGGGGTGATCATCCTCCCGCCGCCTGACCCCGCCACCAACGCCATCCCGCTCCACACCAGCCCCAACGCCAACGTCCTCCCGCCCCACCCGCAGCCGAACGGCAACGGCCGGAGGAGCAAGTGAGCGACTTCCGCGACCCCGCATACCGGGCGGCATGGGCTGAGGCCAGCGCCCTGACGCCGGTGCTGGACGAGCCGGAGCCCTACCGCAGCCGGAGCCCATGGCGGGACGCCGTGCTCGGCTGGCTGGTGCTGGTGGTGCTGCTCGGGAGCCAGCTGCTGCTGGCGTGGTGGCTGGCGTGACCGCCCCGGCCGTGGCGACGGAGCCGCCGGTCCTCTGGCGTCCCCACCCCGGCCCCCAGACCCGCTTCCTGCAGGCCATGGAGTTTGAGGTGCTCTACGGTGGGGCAGCGGGCGGTGGGAAGTCACAGGGGCTGGTGGTGGACGCCCTGCGCCAAGTCCACAAGCCGGGCTACCGGGCCCTGATCCTGCGCCGGGTCGGCACCGACCTGCCCGAGCTGATTGACCTCGCCCACGCGCTGTACCCCAGCTGCGGCGGGCACTACAACGCCAGCGAGCGGCGCTGGTACTTCAAGCAGGCGCACGGCGTCCGACCCACCACCATCGAGTTCGGCTACTTCGACAAGTGGCTCGACCACCAGCGGTACCGGGGCCGCCAGTTCAGCTACATCGGCTGGGACGAGCTGGGCGACTGCCCCGAGGAGCGGTTCTGGCTGTTCCTCACCTCCCGCTGTCGCTCGGGCGGGCCGGGCATCTACCCCATGATGCGGGGCAGCGCCAACCCCGGCGGCGAGGGCCACGGCTGGCTGAAGCGCCGCTTCATCGGGCCCTGTGGCCCCAAGGGTGAGCGGGTCCACCGGGAGGACGTGACCTACATGGTGGCCGCTGACACCCCCCGGACCGTGACCCTGACCCGACGGTTCATCCCCTCCCGCGTGACCGACAACCCGACGCTGATCGAGAACAACCCGGCCTACATGGCGCAGCTCATGACCCTGCCGCTCACCATGCGGAAGCAGCTGCTGCTCGGCGACTGGAGCGCCGGGGAAGGGCTGGCCTTTGAGGAGCTGGAGGAGAGCGTCCACCTCGTCCCCGCGTTCACGGTGCCCAAGCACTGGCCCGTGTACGCCGCCTTCGACTGGGGCTATGCCCACCCGTGGGCCTTCGGTATCTTCGCCACGAACGAGGACGGCCGCCTCTACGTCGTGGACACGATCTGGGGCCGCCGCCTGAAGGACGAGGACATCCTCGACCGGATCGAGACGGGCCTGCCGGGCTCCATCCCCAAGGAGCGGCTGACCTACACCGCCGCCGGGCACGACTGCTGGTCGGAAATCAAGGCCCGGAGCGAGGCCGGGCCCAGCACCGCCGAACGGTTCGCCAAGGGTGGGGTGCCGCTGAAGCAGGCCAACCTCAGCCGGAGCGACGGGTTCAAGCAGCTGCTCCACCTGTTCGCGTGGCGGGATGCTGACGGCCACTGGGAGAAAGACCCCGAGCTGGTGCTGATGGACACCGAGGGAAACCGCCGCCTGTTTGAGTGCCTCAGCACCATGGTGGTGGACCCCGACCACAACGCCGACGTGCTGAAGGTGGACGCCGATCCCCTCACGGGCGAGGGCGGCGACGACGGGTACGACATGCTGCGGTACGGGGCCATGGAGCGCCCGCAGGCCGCGCCCAGCACGTTCGCCACCGAGCGGGTCCGCGCCTTCGACCCGGCGGTGCTGGCCGCCGAGGCCGAGCGCGTCCGCAAGGGCAAGTCCACCCCGCCGGGACCGCGCCGGTCGCGGTCGGTTGATCCCATGACCTACTACGGAGGCCAGTAATGCGAAGCCAGCGCACCCCACCGGGCGCGAAGCGGGTGCCCATGCACCCGTGGAACGACCCGGCCAACGCCCACCGACCCGTGACACGGGCCGAGCTGATGAAGGCCATCGCCACCCTCGACGCCGGGTGCGCGGCACGGCACGGCATGACGTGGGGCGCGAAGGTGCGGCGGGCCCTGCTCTGGCTCCGGGCACGGGCCAAGTGGGGCGGGGGTGCGCCATGACCTCCCTGCGCCGGTACCCGTGGGGCGTCCAGCTCCACATCCTGAAGCTGGGCCGCTGGAACATCTACCTCAGCGTCGAGCGGGTGTTCGGCCTCGGGGCCTGCATGGACTGGGAGGGGAGCACCACGAACCTGTACGTCAACGCTGCCTGCTTCATCCTCGACGTGGAGCGCCGCCATGAGCCCTGAGATTGACACCGCCGAGTACGAGGCGCTGCGGGCCAAGGCCGCTGCCGAGCGCCTCGGGTGCCTGAACCTGATCTTCACGCACTGGTGGAAGGTGATCGGCACCGTGGGCCTGTTGGCGCTCGCGGTCTACATGTGGCGGGCAGGCATCAGCCCGGCCGAGCTGGTGGAGCTGATCGCCAAGCTGGCGGGCACGTTCAAGGACTGGTTCTGATGCCGCTGCTGGTGCTGGCCGGGTGGGCGGTGGGGGCCCTGATCGTCTGGGACGCCGCCCTGTTTGAGCAGCCCGGTGCCTATCGCCGGGCATGGCGGGCCGCTCGCCGCTGGCCCCTCACCCTCACCGAGCGGGCCCATGCCCAGCTCCGGAGCGTCCTGTGATCGTCGCGTTCATCGGTGGCACCCTGTTCGGCGTGGCCCTGACGGTGGGCATCTTCACCCTGACCCAGCGCCGTCACGACGGCCTGCCCCTGCTGACCACCCCCACGGCGACGAAGCTGCCCGGCCCCGTGGACAGCGAGCTGGAGCTGCGGAAGCGGCTCCGGGCCAACGCCATCGCCAAGGGCGCGGACGACATCCTCGACCGGGCCCGCAACGCCAACCTCCAAGTCACCCGCGAGGAGGCCGAGCGACAGGCCGCGTGGGTGCTCGATCAGACGGGATTCGACACATGAGCAAGGACCGTGTGCCGCTCCGGACCCCGCTCACCCCCATGCAGCAGGCATGCGTGGACATGGTGGGGCCGGGCTACACCTACCGCCAGACGGCCGAGGCGCTGGGCGTGAGCGTTCGGACTGTCCGCATGCACTGCGAACACGCGGCCCGGAAGATTCCCGGCACCGTGCCCTGCCTCGCCAAGCTGGTGCTGTGGTGGCGCGGGTCGGACATCCAAACCCTGTTCAGCTACGCCCATGGCCGGAGGGTGGGTCCGCTGCCGGATCAGTGGACCGCCCCGGCTGAGAGCCGTAGTCCTGCGGGGCCGATGGCCCCAGCTTCCAAGAACACCAGTGGCCGGGGAGCCCCATGAACACCACCAGCACACCGATGCCGCCAGTCCGGACCAGCCCGGAGCCAGACGGCCATGAAGGGAAGCGGGTCGCGTGGGTCAACGGCCTGTGGAGCGCCCAAGACGAAGCGTGGCGACTGCGGGACCGGCTGGTGGAGCAGAACATCCGGATGATCGCCGGGCAGCACTGGAGCATCTTCGACCCGCTGACCCAGACGTACCTCGACCCGAACGCATGGCTCACCGAGGAGGAGAAGCGGTGGAAGCAGCGGCCGGTGTTCAACCGCGTCCTGCCGTGGTTCATCCTGACCCACGCCAAGCTGACCGAGAACCCCCCGATCTGCACGTTCCTGCCGGGGCCCGACCGGATTGACGCCGAGCTGGCCGAGGTGGCTGACACGGTGGTGAAGTCCATCTGGCGCGAGAGCGGCATGACGGACGCCCACGACCGGCTGATGGCGTGGATGATCCCCGGCGGCACGGCCTACCTCTACAGCCGCATTGACCTCAGCCGGGGCCCCATGAAGGAGTGGCGGGGCGAGGGCATGGTGCCCATCGTCGGCCCCGACCAGCAGCCCCTGCTGGACGAGCAGGGCCAGCCCATGATGGCCCCCGCCCAGAACGTCCCCTTCGACGCCCAAGGCCAGCCGCTGGCGGTCTACACGCCGGACGGCCAGCTGCATGAGCTGGGCGAACCCCACGCCACCCGCGAGGGGATGATCGTGCCCGACGTGCTGAGTCCGCTGGAGGTGCGGGGCGAGTGGGGCCCGACCCCGTGGCACTTCAAGCGGTGGCACATGCTGACCAGCTTCCTGACCCCGCAGCAGGTCTGGGAGATGTACGGGGTGGAGGTGGAGCCCGACCTGCGGGGAGCCGACGCCAGCAACCATCAGGAGATGCACCGGCTCCTGTTCGGAGCCGGGTACTTCGGGGCCAGCGCCGGGGCACGGGGCAGCGAGTTCGCCCGGACCAACACGGGCGAGGGCTACGTCACCGTGCGGACCTGCTGGCATGCGCCGCTCACGCAGATCGCCCCGCTGCCGGACGGCAGCGACCCCGGCCTCGACCCCATGCTCCGGACGGCCAGCTCACCGGGCGGCCGGTTGACCGTCGTGACCCCGACCACCGAGCTGCACGACGGCCCCTGCCCCGTGGCGTACCCCTATACGAGCCCGATCATGGCGTTCGGGTTCGTGCGGATTCCGGGGCGGCCACAGGATTCCACCCCGCAGGAGGCCATCAACGCGGCCAACCGCTCGTACAACCGGGGCTGGGCGCAGATGCTGGAGCACCGGAACCTCGTCACCAACCCCATCGGCATGATTGACAGCGCCAGCGGCCTGTCGGAAGCCGACTTCACCAACCAGCCGGGCCAGCACTACAGCGTGGTGAAGCGGCCGGGCGTCCAGCCGGTGGACTATGTGGCTCCCCCGCCGCTGTCGGCCGACGTGTACCGGGTGCAGGAGATGCTGCTCCGGGAGATTGACGCGCTCGGCATGACGCAGAACAGCACCGGCGAGCTGCCGGGCCGGGACGCGAGCGGGGAGCTGGTGAAGGAGCTGCGCTTCGACACCGACCGCTACCTCGGGGCGACCCAGCGGCGCAACGTGGAGGCGTACGGCCGGGTGCTGGAGACGTGGTTCGCCATGATTCCCACCATCTGGGACGCGCCGAAGCTGATCCAGTACGCGGGCGAGGACAACGTGGCCCGGACCATCACCGTGCTGCCCGAGCTGTTCGCCGAGGGGAAGGTGAACGTGGTGCCCGATCTGGAGAGCATGCTGCCGGAGGGCCGGGGCGAGCGGCAGAGCCGCATCTACCGGATGTACCTCGACGGGATGTTCGGCCCACCGGGCACCCCGCAGGCGCTCGACCAGTTCTTCGACCTCGCCAACTTCCCCCACATGGGGCGGGCGGGGAAGGTGGGCGGCGTGGACCGGACCATGGCCGAGCAGATCGTCGGCGCACTGGTGCAGGGCGCACCCGCCGAGAGCATCCCGTACTTCGACTGGTACAACGACGACATTCACCTGTTGGTGCTGGAGAACTACATGAAGGCCCCGGAGTACCTGCAGCTGCCGCCCGAGGCCCAGATGGCCATGGCGCAGTGTCGGCAGCGGTACCTCCAGATGCGGGCCATGAAGCAGATGCAGGCGGCCATGCAGGCGGCCCAGATGCAGGCCCTCCTCACCCCGGCCGAGCCCGGCACGAACGGGAAGGGGACCGCCCCCAAGGCCGGAGGGAAGCAGGCGGCCGACGACGCGGCCGAGGCCAAGAGTGTTCAACCCCCGTCGGCGGCTGAGAAGTCCGGCGACCCGTCCCAATACCCGACCGGCTTGCCGGTCCCCATGATGTAGGAGCCCACCATGTCCGACGCTCCCGCTGGCACCCCGGCCCCGGCACCCGCCGCGCCGGTTACGCCCGCCCCCGAGCCCCCGAAGTCACCGCTGGCCTCAGCCCGTGAGGCCGCTGCGGCCATGTGGGCGAAGGAGCCCGCGCTCCCGCCTGCCCCCGGCACGGAGGAGGGGGCGGCCACCCCCGCCTCCACGCCGGAGGGTGAACCGGCACGGGGACCGGACGGCAAGTTCGTGAAGGTCGAGAAGGCCGAGCCCACCCCCGAGGGGGAGGAGGCCGAGCCGCAGGACGCCGCCCCCGTGGCTGAGGGCGAGGAGCAGGCCGAGGAGGAGCAGGCCGCTGCCCCGGAGGGGGAGGAGGAGCAGGTCGAGGACGGGCCCGAGCCCATCGTCGTCCAGCTGCCGGGCCGCCACGCCCACGATCCCGACGTGGAGATTGAAGTCACCGACCCCGAGGTGGCCGAACGGCTGCGCCAGCTGCGGAACGCGGCCATGCGGGGCGAGGAAGTCCGGGCCGAACGCGCCAAGCTGGAGGAGGCGTGGGGGCAGGTCACGGACGTGGAGGAGGCCATCCAGCTGGACCCGCTGGGGTTCATCCGGACGCAGCTGCCGCAGGACTACGCGCCGAGGATCGCGCTCCAGCTGCTGGCTGACCCCGCCGTCTACAAGGCGGTGGCCAAGGACTTGAGCGAGCTGCTCAACCCCCAGACCAGCCGGGCCAAGGCGGCCGAGCTGCGGGAGGAGTCGTACCGGACACGGGAGCTGCTGGCACAGGCCCGTGCGGATCGGAAGGCGGGCGAGTCCCACGCGCAGGAGGTGCGGAGTGCCGTAGCCGCCATGATCCCGCCGGAATATGATGCAGAGAAGGCAGGCGCGTTCCTCGCCGGGGCCCTCACGGACCTGAGTGAGTACGCGACCCGCCACAACCTTGACCGGCTGGACCCGGAAGCCCTCCCTGTCCTGTTGGCCGGTCGGCTCGCGCAAGCGGGCATCAACCCGGTGCAGGCGTCCGCGAGGATGCTGGAGCAGCGCCGGAGCAAGCCCACCTCGTCGTCCGGTCCCCCGCCCTCGGGCCGACCGACACGATCCACGGGCTCTCGCGCCACCGCCACCCCGAAGGGTGCCCGGACTGGTGATGCGTTCGTGAAGGCCGACGCCCGGAAGCGGGCAGCGGCCCAGACCCCGCCCGCCGGAGCCGGGACGCCGAAAGCGCCCGTCGCCCCGCCGCGAGGCACACTGCTGAAGGAAGCCGGGCAACGCGCCCGAGCGTTCCTCCGCAACCAGTAACCGACGAGGACGGACATGGCCAGCACCACCACCACCCGCACCTCGATTGACAACGCGCTGAAGATCATCTACAGCGGCCCGTTGCACGATCAGGTGATTTCCGACAGCGAGCTGCTGTCGCTGTTCGAGACGGAGATGAACGTCCAGACCGAGCAGACGACCGGCGGGCGCTACATCGAGATGGGGCACTTCTTCGCGCTGCCTGCTGGCGTCGGAGCCCGTGCCGAGAACGAGTACCTGCCCGAGACGGATGACCCGGTGTTCAAGAACAGCCGGGCCTACCTCCGGAAGATCATGGGCACCGTCGAGATGACGGGCGACACCATGGACCGGGTGCGCGACGACGAGGGCGCGTTCCTCGACTACGCGGACCGGGCCCTTCCGGCGCTCGCGCAGCGCGTGACCAACGAGCTGGACCGCATGGCCATCGGCACCGGCAAGGGCATCAAGGCCCGCGTCGGCGCTCGGTCGGCGACCGGCTCGGCCACCGTGACCGTCACCCTGACCGCCGCCTGCGGCGTGACCGGGCTGACGCAGGGCTGGCTGCAGTTCCTCGACGGCGAGCGGTGCATCTTCTCCGCGAACGCCGACGGCTCCTCGCCCCGCAACAGCGGCGGCATCCGGAGCGGGAAGGTCACGGACATCGTGGAGACGGCCGATCAGGTCGTGTTCACCTTCGGCTCCGTGGCGCTGGCCGACACCATCGCCCAGAACGACTACATCTTCTCCGGCGACGAGGCCGGGGCGTCCAACGTGGACGCTGGGGGCCAGAACCGGGAGATTCAGGGCCTGCTCGCCGCCGTGGACGACGGTGGGATCGTGGACACCTACCTCAACCTCCAGCGCACCGGCGCGGGCAACCGGCTCTGGAAGTCCGTCATGGTGGACGCTTCGGCTGCGCCGTTCAACGGCAGCATGTCCGAGGACTTGCTCACCTACGCGGACGATCAGGGGTACGTCATGGGCATGTCGAAGGTGAGCGCCCTCGTCATGTCCCGCTCGGCCAACCGTGGGTACTGGAAGACCCTCAAGGGCGACCGCTTCATGATGGACCCGCGAGGCCAGTATCAGGGCGGCAAGAGCACCGGCGGCCTCAGCATCATCCTCGGCGACCGCACCCTGCAGCTGCGGGTGGCGCGGAAGCTCCCGCCGGAGCTGGCGTTCGGCCTCAGCCCCGAGACGTTCAAGCGGCTGTCGCTCGGCCAGTGGCGGTGGGACGACTCCACCGGCTCCATCTGGAACCGGGTCACGGACGCCACGGGCCGGAAGCACGCCTTCTACGCCTCGGGCTATCTGTACGAGGAGCTGATCACCACCGCGCCGCGCAAGAACTGGCGCATCAACAACCTCGCCGTCGTTCAGTAGGCGAGGCCCGTAGTCCAGCGGCGGCGGCTGTCTCCATCAGGGGGACACCGCCGACCGTCTGGGCAGTCACCAACGCGGGGGACACCCCGAGGAGAACGCTGTGGCTGTCACACAGACGAAGGTGCGCTCGACCGATCCCATCGGGATCAAGGTGCTGCTGGTGCCCATCACCACGGCCATCTCCCAGACCAACAAGTCGGTCCTCAACTACGTCCCCGGTTTCGCGGGCATCATCGAGAAGGTGATCCTCCAGTGCTCGACGCTGGCGGGTACCTGCACGGTCGAAGTCCGCACCGGCGGCACGGCGTTCGGCACCGGCGCACGGTCGGCCTGCACGGCCACCGCCCCGGTCGCGGACGCGAACACGGTGGCGACCCTCTCCTCGACGCTGGCCAACAAGAAGTTCAGCGCCACCGAGGCCATCCGGGTGGGGTACACCACCAACGGGTCGGGGGCCCTGACGAACGGGTACTGCATCATCCACTACCGCCCCTTCCCGATGAACGGGGACGCGGGCTGATCATGGACCGCCTGATTGACCTCCCCGAGCTGCGGGAGCCCCCTCCGGCGCTGCTGGCGCAGCTGCGGGAGATTGACCCCCTTGCCGAGCTGATCTACGTCGGCGAGGGGGAGTGGTGGCTGGGCGTCGTGAAGCCCAACACCTTCCGTCGAGCGCAGGGCGACGCCCTGCTGGGCCGGGAGTGGCGCAAGTCCGTCAAGGACTGGCAGCAGCTCCGGTACGGCCAGCTCATGCGGCAGGGGTTCGCGTTCTGCGGAACGTGGGTCATTGAGGGCGAGCCGGACGGCAGGATCGTCAACGACTTCCGGGAGTCCACTTGGCTGTGGGCGCACGACCGGGACCGGGTGGAGGACACCCTGCTGGAGAAGCCGGAGCGGGTCCGGCAGCAGAACACCCGCAGCATGATGAAGGACAAGCTCCACGCTGACGCCCGGTCCATCTACCGTCACGTCGTCTCCGGCCGCCGGACAGTGTATTCCCTGCCCCCGGCCCCAGCGACCCACTGAGGACTCGACCATGGTGAACGCAGGATTCGGCCCCCGGATGATCGGCGACGCGGCCTACGCCGAGCAGCAACGACAGGCCCGCACCAGCGGGATCGGCTTCGGCAGCCGCATGACCGGCCCCGCCGTCCCCGTGCCCGACGCGGTGCCCTCACTCGATGCCGAGGCCCCCGCCGTCCCGAAGGCCGCTTCGCCAGCTGGCGACCTCGCCAGCGGCGCATATTCCGCGAAGGAAGCCCTCGCCCTGTTGGCTGAGGTGCCCGCCCGGAGTGCTGACCTCTACGCGGCCGAGCTGGCACGGGCCGATGGCCCACGCAAGACCGTGCTGCGGGCCCTGCGCCAGTCCGAGGTGGACCGGGGCGAGGACGGTGATCCGGCGCTTATCGCTGGCTGTTCCCGCTTGCTGGGAGAATAGGAACCCTCGATGGAGAACAAGCTCACCGTCTCGGAGCGTACCGGCTCGTTCACCGTCACGGCGAGCGCCGGGGCGTACGCGACCGAGGTGCTCTACATGGCCCGGAGCAACGTGGCCACCGCGCCCCCCGACGAGGTGGGCGAGCTGCAGCTCTACATCAGCGCCCTGCCTGCGTCGGCGGTGGTGGAGGTGGACTTGCTGGTGCCCGGCCAGAGCATGGGCGGCACATGGCGCACCGCCGCGCAGACCTACAACTCCGTCGGCCTCACCTCGGTCCTCTCCCTCGCCGGATGGCGGGGGGTCCGCATCCGGGTGAAGTCCGGCGGCACTGGTGGCACCGCCACCATTGACGCCTCTTGGTGGTAAGGAGACTGACCCATGGCACGACGCCGTAGCCCCGAGCCGGTGGCCAGCGCCCCCGATACCCCGAAGGTGGGAGCGCCGTTCCGGCTGGACGGGCACAACTACATCCTGTCCGGGATTGACGAGCCGCAGCCCGGCCTGTTCCAGTTCACGAAGGGGCATGGGACGCGCAAGGGCGCGGTGCGCTACAAGTCCGGGTCCGGCTGCATGGCCGACCTGCACTGGTGCGCCACGGCCGAGGAGTACGCCCAGCTCGTCACCGACGAGGCCGAGAACCTGATCCGGGGTCGGCCCGTCATGCGGGCGCTCGCTCGCGCCACGGCCACCGCCCTGATTGACCACCACGACAGCGGCGGCCACTGGTACCTGCCGGGCCGCCACCTCCCCCGCCTCGACCCGAACCCACCGGCGTACACCGCCGCTGAGGCAGCGGCCGTGGCCACCCGCCTCGTTGACCCGCTGGGTCAGGAGTAGCCCATGGCCTCACTTGCCTATACCAGCGGCGTCCGCGAGATGCTGGCCCAGAACCTCGCGTACCTGACCGACACCATCAAGCTGATGCTCGTCGGGACGGCGACGCCCTACACCCCGAACGTAGACCACGACTTCGTGGACGAAGCCGGGGCGAACGATCCGGTGGACGCGGAAATCAGCGTCACGGGGTACATCCCCGGCTGGGGCAACAGCGGGCGCAAGACGCTGGCCAGCAAGACGATCACCGTGGACGACGCCAACAACCGGGTCGCCATGGACGCGGCCGACGTGACGTTCACGGCGCTGGGAGCCGGGGCGACCATCGCGGCCGGCATCGTGATCAAGGAGGGTGGGTCCAACGACACCACCAGCCAGATGCTGACCTATCAGGACGTGACGGACACCGCCACGAACGGCGGCGACATCGTGATCCAGTTCGCGGCCAACGGGTTCCTGTTCTTCAACACCTGATCGCCGTGATCCAACCGCGTGACACCGGGGGCGTGGGGCATGGCCTCACGCCCTTCGCGCTGGAGGGCGCATGACCCGTCGTCGGTACCGGGTGCTCCCGACCGCTGGCCCCGAGGGCGGCGTCGTGCTGTACCCGAACGAACCCACGGGCATGACCGTCGTGGCGTACGCCCCGTTCGACGTGCTCCCGCCCGTGTACCCGACCCCGGCCGCGACCCCCACCGGGTGGGTCGGCCTCTGGGGCAACTTTGAGTCCGGGAGCGGGGACACCTCGATCATTGACGACGCGCTCGCCCTGAACGGCAAGGCCCTCCGGGTCAACTACCCCAACGGCCTCCTCGGCGGCTACGCGCCCGACGTGAACATGAACGTGGACTGGACGAGCGAGTTCGGGGAGATGGACGAGCTGTATATCAGCTACCGCTTCCGGTACTACGGGAACGGGACCAACTTTGAGTGGAACGGCGTCGGCATCAAAACCTTCTTCGCCGCTGGCCCCACCCCGGTGGGCGCGTCGAGCAATCAGATTTACCCGATCATCTGGGGCGAGGCCACCCAGCCCGTGAATACGCTCGTCACCTCGCGGCCCATGACCGGCCACGCGACGATCCTGCAGGGGGTGTTCCTCGCCGACCAAGTGACTACCAGCGACGACGGCTCGCCCCGCATCTTCATCGGGGCGGGCTGGCAACACATGGAGTATTACTGGAAGCAGAACACGCTGGGGAGCGCCGACGGCATCGGCAAGCAGTGGATTGACGGGGTGCTGGTGGCGAACCAGACCGACGTGGTGTGGCGCAGAACGCCCGCGACGGCGTTCCACACCGGCACCGCGCAGGCGGGCGGCGCGTCGTCCATCACGCTGGCCTCCGATGCGTCGGGGAGCAACGCGGTTTACCAGTATTGCGCCATCCGGATCGTCAGCGGGACCGGCGCGGGGCAGACCCGGACCTGCAACGGGTACACGGGGAGCACGAAGGTCGCCACCGTCAGCAGCGCGTGGACGACCCCGCCGGACGCGACCTCCGCATATGAGATTGACGAGCCCATCGGGCTGGACCGGAAGTTCCATTCGTGGAAGCTGAACCCGACCTATGGCGGCGGCGGCAACGCCAAGACCCGTGACGACTACTACGACATAGATCAGGTTTACATCAGCGGGAAGGCGGCCTAGGTGCCCATCGCCATTGCCCAGACGGACACTTACGAGAGCGGCAACTCGACCCCTGCGACCCACACCAAGAGCATCACGGCGGGCGCGGGCCTCTCGATGATCATGGTCGCCTGCCACACGGCCTACAACGGCGGCACCGTCACCAACAAGGTGGACACGGTGACGGTGAACGGGGTGTCCGCGACCGAGGTGACGGCCGCCCGGTCGGCCGACTCGACCGCTCGCCGGACGCAGCTGTTCTTCGTCCTCAGCCCCGCGAGCGGCACCTACAACGTGGTGGCCACGCCCACCGCCGCCCAGCGGCTGGCGTTGACCATTCACCAGCTGACCGGCACCCACCTGTCCGCACCGATTCGGGGTGGGGCGGCGACCACGGGCACCTCTGGGGCGCTGACGCTGGACATTGCGAGCGCGGTGGGCGACATGGTGTTGGATGCGATCCTGCTCACGGACACCACCTACGTCCTCACGGTAGATGGCAGTCAGACGCAGGACAGCAACTTCACGCTCAACGCGGGTGTCGGCGGTGTGGTGTCCGGGGTCTGCGGAACGTCCCATGAAGCCGGGGCGGCGGGCAACGTCACCATGAGCTGGACGCGGGACAGCGGCACCTCGGCGTGGGCCATGAGCGCGGTGTCCCTGATCCCGGCCGACTCCTCCGCGTCCCCCATGTTCGTCCTGCGACGGCGGCAGTAGATGCCGCTCAACGTGCTGGCCACCGACAACTTTAATCGGGCCAACGAGAACCCGATTGCGAGCCCGTGGACGAGCTACCTAACGGCGGGTGGCATCCAGCTGCTCAACAACATCGCGCAGGGGGTTAGCACCTCGCTGAACACCGGCTCCGTCTATGGCGGCACCGGCGTCGGGAGCGATCAGTGGGCCGAGTGCGTCCTGCTGGACGCCTCGACCGCCGCCAAGCGGGATGCAGGACTGTTCGTGCGGGCCCAAGCGGGCGGGTACTACTGCTGGCTGTTCTATGACGGCGCGGTGGTGTGGCACAACCAGCTGAACTTTTCCGGCCAGACGGTCATCGCCACCCGCGCCCCGACGTGGGCGAACAACGATGTGCTCCGGCTGGAAATCACTGGGGCCAGCCCTAGCATCCTGCGGTGTTACCAGAACGGGGTGCAGGTCGGTGCGGACATCAGCAATAGCGGCGGGCCGCAGAGCGGCGGCAATCCCGGCCTCACTATCTGGTCGAATGTCGCCAACGGCGGCGGGAGTCTGGACGACTTCCGGATGGGCGACTTCAACGTGACGCCCGACGACATCTTCATGCTCCGGCGGCGGCGGTAATGGCAACCGAGGTTCAGCTGCCCGACGCGATTCTGGAGTCCAGCGGCTGGGACACCATTGACATCACGGACATTGACGAGGGCACCAGCAGCCCGGACGGGCTGTGGGGCCTCGTCGCCGGGACGAACAACACCACCGTGGTCCGGGTGTCCTTCCCGACCCCGACGGGGAACCCCACGGTGGGCACCGACCTGCAGGAGTTCCGGGCGTGGGTGCGGAAAACGAACCACAGCACCAACCCCACGGGCGCGATTGAGCTGTACGAGAATGGGTCGCTGGTTGCCTCGCTCACCAGCGGAATCGCCATTTCCAGCACCACCGGGCAGATTCTCACCGGCAGCTGGAACGCTTCCCTGCTGGGGACAGCAGATGGATCGCTGGTGGAGTGTCGGCTGGTGGGCTCACCGGGCGGCGGCAGTCCCAGCAACCGCGCCTCCATGGAGGTTGGCGCGGTCCAGTGGGGCGTGAACTACACGCCCGGCGCAGGGCCGGTGCCCCCGGAGCTGGTGTCCCGGCAGCTGAAGCGGCTGCAGGGCTGGAACATTCGGGCACGGTAGGGTGGCACTCGGCCGTAGCCCCCGCCGGGGTAACGGCCCATCTTCTCACAGGTAGGCAGCGGCGGCTCACCATTCGGAGGACACCATGGGACGGACTTTTTCGCTTGACTTCACCATCGCCTCCCTCGCGGCGGCCAAGGACATCGCCCGGCTCACCGCGCCCGCGACGGCGGTGCTGGAGCTGATCCGGCTGGAGGTCACGCAGGACACCAGCGAGACGAGCGAGCAGCTCCCGCTCTCGATCTACCGGGCCAGCACGGCGGGCACCGGCACGGCCGCGACCCCGCGTCCGTACGAGGTGGGGGACAACGCCTTCGCCGGGTCGGCGGTCGTGAACCTCACGGCCGACACCACGAAGTCGCCGACCGAGCCGCTCTGGACGAGCGCCCAGAACGTGCTCTCGGGATGGCTCTACCATCCCGTCCCGGACGAGCGGATCATCGTGCCGCCCAGCGGGATCATCGCCGTCCGGCTGGAGACGGCTCCCGGTGCCGCGCTGGCCGCTCGGGTGGTCTTGACCTTCAAGTCCATCGGCTAGTCGTCCCCGGTGAGCTACCGCAACGGATACCTCCGGGGCGGGCTCTATCGGAAGTGGTGGTGGAGGAAGGCATCGAGTGGTGCCTTCTTCCTCATTGCCCCCACCGTCCTGACGCCCGGTGCCGCCGCCGTCACCGTCGTGGCCAACGACGCGACGGTGGTGCCCGGCGTGGCCACCATCGTGGCCTCCAGTGCGTTGGTCAACGTCACGGCCAACGATTCCACCCTCAGTCAAGCGACCCCCCTGACCCCGGCCTCGGCCGTGGTGACGGTCGTGGCCAACGACGCCGGTGTCTCGGCGACCGTGACCCTGAGTCCGGCCGCCGCCACGGTGGCTGTCGTCGCGCAGGAGCCCACGGTAGCCCCCGGATCGGTGTCGCTGGCTCCCAGTGCCGCCACGGTCACGGTCGTGGCGCAGGAGCCGACCCTGACGCAAGGGCAGGCGGCCCAGCCGCCCCGGCCCCGGCGGCTCCAGCCCGCCGTCCGGTGGCCGGAGTATCAGACCGCCCGGTGGCTGCACCCCAGCCCGGCGGTCACGGCCTTCGCCACGCAGCCGCTGCCGCCGTTCGCCCCACCGGCGGCGGTCGTCACGGTGGTGGCCAACGACGCGGGCCTGAGTGCGGGCTTCCCGCCGGACGTGCTGCCGTACATCCGGCTCCGGGCCCCGGCGCTCGCGCCCCGGTGGGCCGCCTACCTGCGGGAGCGGGACAACGCGACTGCCGCCCCGGTGGCGGTCCTGACCCCGCCCACGAACCAGTCGCTGGCGGCGGGCGGGGCGACCGTGACGGTCGTGGCGAATGGCGCGGGGATCAGCGCCGAGGCCCCGGTGGTGCTGACCCCGCTGCCCTCGATCCACACGCAGGTCACGCCCCGCTGGAGCCAGTTCCTCCGGGACGACTACCAGCGGCAGGCCCCGGCCCCCCGGCTGCTCCAGCAGACGGTGCTGGAGCCGGGCGCGGCGACCGTCACCGTGGTGGCGAACGACGCTGGGGTGGGGTCCACGGTGGCCCTCAGCTCGGGGGTGGCAGCGGTCACGGTGGTGGCGAACGACGCCGGGATCACGGCGGCCGGGCCCCCCGCGTCCCCGCCGTTCCGGCCCCAGCAGCTGGCGACCCGGTGGCCCCAGTACCAGCCGGTGGTGGTGCCCCAGCGGTTCCGGCTCCGGGCGGCCACGACGCCGGGCCCGCTGCAGACGCTGGTGGCCCCGTCGGTGCTGGTCACGGTGGTGGCGAACGATCCGGCCATTACCAGCGGCGGGACGGCGCTTACCCCGGCCGCCGCCGAGGTGGCCGTGGTGGCACAGAGCCCGGTGCTGGCCAGCTCGACGGCGCTGGTCCCGGCGGCGGCGACGGTGACGGTGGTGGCACAGACCCCCGCCCTGACGGTGAGTGCCGTAGCCCTCACCCCGGAATCGGCTATCGTGCAAGTGGCGGCGGTGGACGCGGAGCTGGTCGGCGGCGAGCCCCAGCTGCCGGTGTTCACGGGACGGCGCTGGTGGCGGCGGTACTATGACTTCTCCGGTGGGGGGCAGAAATGACCTCGTATGCCTCGGTGATCCAGTCGGCGCGGGATCGGTCCCCGCTGTTCAATGAAGCCGTCATGGACGCGGGGATGGCCCAGCGCCGCCTGCACGATCTGGCCTACCAGCTGACCTCGGAAGTCCGGCTCCACGACCCGATGTTCATGACGACGGCGGCCCAGCTCGACGGCGGCAGCGGGTCGCTGGAGAGCGGTCACGCCACGATGTTCACGGCGGGCATCGCCCTCACCAGTGGGCAGGACGCGGAATACATCGTGACGACGGGGATGCAGGGGAACCTGACCCACGCGGCCAGCCCGGTGGACGACCCGGACTACCGGGTGGACATCACGGTGGTGCCGTGGGGCTCGCGCCTGCACCCGTGGGGCGACTACCCGGTGACGATCCGGGACTTCATCCTGTACCCGCTCGGCACGTCGGACGACTGGACGGACGTGAACGCCATCTACTACACGATGGCGCTGGGGAAGCCCGCCACGATCCCCACCAACCTCGTCCAGCCCAGCACCATGGACAACGCGCTCATCGAGCAGCTGGCGCTGGCCATGGCCCTGCGGGCGGCGGGACTGGGGCACAAGCCCGACCTCGCCAGCTTCGCCACGGTCGCCGAGCAGGCGAAGTCGGCCTTCCTCGCGCACACCCTTCGGACGGGCCGCCCGCGTAAGGTGCTGGTCCGGGACGTGATGCCATGAGCACCTCGGTCCAGTCCATCATTGACGCGGCGATCCTCCGCAGCCAGCAGAACCGGCCGGAGTGGGCCGCGACCTACGCCAGCGAGCTGGTGCAGCAGCTCAACCGGACGCTGGCGATCACCACGCAGATCGGCCATCTCTTGGCCCCGGAGCGGCACCTCACCAGCACCCCGCTTGTCGGGGTGGCCAGCGTCTGGACCCTGACCAACAACCTGCCCCTCTACCGCATCGAGACGGCGGGCGGGGCCAAGGTGTCGGTCGTGCCGCTCGCGGACCGCAGCACGGACGTGGGGACGCCACGGGTCTATCAGACGAGCGCCCTGACGTACAAGAGCGTGGGCGCGGCGGGCGACCCGGCGGCCACCGACACCCTGACCTTCTACCGACTGACGTGGCCCACCACCCTGACCGCCACCGGCAACACGCTGGACAGCTGGTGGCCGGATCAGTACGCGGGCCTGCTGGTGGAGGAGATGGCCATGTACCTCGCCCTGAAGGACGGGCGGGACAGCGAGCTGGAGCGGCTGCGGGTGACGCGGGACCAGTGGGTCCAGTCGTACGTCGCCTTCCTGCGGAGCGCGAACCTCGCCATGACGGGCCGGTTCACGCCGGACATGTACGTCACGACGGAGCTGGCGAACCTGACAGCCGCCTTCCTCGGCGGCGGGGCGTCGGCGCAGTGAGCCGCCCGCAGGCCCCGTTCCCCTTCGGAGCCGGGATTGACCGGGCGACGGGCGAGGGCGCGACCGCCCCCGGCCAGTTCCGGGACATCCGGAACCTGATCGTGAAGGAGGGCAAGGTGCAGGCCCGCAAGGGCCTGTCCAGCAAGGTCAGCTTCACGATGAACGGCTCGACCAACGCGGCCACCGACCTCATGCACATCGGCCCGTTCCGGGCCGCGAACCGGGGGCTGGTGGTGGCGGTGGAGGTGGGGGCCACCGCAGCGCAGGCGGTGGAGGTGTGGCGCACCGCGACCACCGGCCTCAACCCGGTGTTCGGGTACGCATGGGTACCGCCGCTCGCGCCGGTGGCCCCGTTCCAAGTGTTCGGCGCGGAGAGCTACGCCAAGTATTTCCTCGCCAACGACGAGGCGCTGATCAGCCGCCGGGCCAAGACGGTGTACCTCAGCACCACGTTCACGGGCACGGCGCTGCAGGCCAACCTCGACGGGGGCGGCGCTGCGGACGTGAAGTTCCGGGGCGTGATGCGGTACCTCAACTACTTGGTGGGCTGGGGGTTCGGCACGGCGAGCGATCAGGACCGGCCGGAGATTGTCCGCATGTCCCTGCCCGGCGACCCGACGAGCTGGGACAAGAACCACTACTTCGTCTGCGGCCCCCGCACCGAGCCGGTGCTGAACGTGGTGGCCATGCCGACGCAGATGCTGGTGCTGAAGGAGGACGAGCTGTACGCCATCACGGGGTACGACCGGGCGACCTTCGGCCTCCAGCTGGTGGACAGCCAGTACGGACTGGCGGGCTCGCACCTTGCCGTGGTGGTGGCAGGCGAGTGCTATTTCTGGAGCAAGTCCGGCCCCCGCGTCTCCAGCGGCGGCCCCTCGGCCGACCTCGGCCTGCCGCTCGACCTGACCGGGCCGGACCCGGCCGGGCTGGTGGCCAGCGGGGACGCGGCCTACGGCTGGGCGGTGCATGCGCCGGACGAGAAGCTGGTCGTGTTCGGGTTCCCGGACCGTGGGGGCGGCAAGACGCGGGCGTACTGCCTGTCCATTCGTGACCCGCAGAACCCGCGCTGGAGCTATCTGGAGTTCCAGAAAGCGGTCATGACCGTGGGCCGGTTCTACGCGGCGGTGGGCGGGGCCCCGACCGGCTACCCGGACATCGGCACCCTCAGCGCCACGGCCGACTCGATCACGGTGCCGTGGACGAACATCAGCGCGGTGGGCGACGAGACGGTGGAGGTGTGGCTCAAGGTGGGCGCGGCGGCCTACGTCCGGGTGCGGCAGCTGTCGGTGTCGCTGACCTCGGTGGTGCTCGTCTCGTCGGACGGCCTCTCGCCGGGGGCGACGCACACCGTGGCGTTGCGGTAACGGCGGGGCACCGAATACACCGCCAACTATGACGACCCGGTGACGGGCGGCTGGGGCGCGACGGAAATCAGCCAGAGCGTGGACAGCATCGTGGTGCCGAACACGCCGTCGGCCCCGACGAGCCCGACCGAGATTAACTGCACCGAGGACGTGGTGGCGGGCAAGACCTACGCCACGCACACGTTCCAGTGGACGAACACCGTGGGGAGCGGGCACTACACCGACCTCCTCAGCTCCACGACGAACGACCCGGCGACCGCCAGCGTCGTCAACACGGAGCCGGTGGTGGGCAGCACGGATCAGATGGACTGGACGGTGCTGAAGTCGCCGGGCGGCAGCTCGACGCCGGTGTACCTCTGGGTCCGGCACCGGCTCTCGACCGGGGAAGTGTCGGATGCGACCGCCATTAGCGGGTCGCCGTATACCCCGACGGACGGGTGCGCCCTGTGAGCACGATCAGTCTCTACGCCGGGCAGGGCAACGGCCCCAAGCTCTACGGGTTTCTGGAGAGCATGCTGGACGACGCGACCGCGTACACGCCGTACATGGAGAGCGCGTCGTTCTGGCCCGCCGGGGCGCAGGGGGAAGCCATCTTCCCGGTGTGCTACCTGACGCTGACGTGGACGACGGCCACCAGCATCCGGGTCACGCCGATCCTCGACGGCGTGGTGTACGACGGCACGGGCGGGACAACGGACGAGCGGTTGACGTTCGCGCTGGGGTCGAGCACGAACCGCCAGACGGACACGTTTGAGATTCCGCTCACCCGCCCGCTGCTCGACAGCGTGGACGGGGTGACGGAGATTGGGCGGCTCGCCATGCGCGGGGCGCGACTGGCCCTGCGGATCGAGACGACGGGGAGTCTGGGCTCCGGCGACCTCATTCTCGACGGGGTGTGGGTCGAATATCAGGAAGTCACCAGCAGCCGGGAGCCCGCAGCCCTGCCATGAAGCTGACTCAAGTGAAGGTCCACATCGAGACGAACGCCGTGGCGGCCACGCTGGAGACGAACGTGAACACTTGGCTGGCCGCCCGGTCGGAGCAGACGTTCCTCGACATCCGGTACGCGGTGCATCACAGCTCCGATCTGGCCACGAAGGAATACAGCGCCCTGATCCTCTACACGGAGTAGGACATGTCCATGCCCATCCCTCTCGGCGGCTCCAACCTTGGCCGCTTCTTCGCGCAGGCACTGGCGCGGAAGCGGGGCAACCCCTCCAGCCCGGCCTACTGGGGTCGCAAGATTCACGACGCCACGACGCTGGAGGATCAGTATAGCTTCGACGCCGAGCGCGGCGCGTACGAGCGAGCCAAGAGCTTCGACCCGTCGGCCGCCTACGGGACGTACATGGAGGGGGCGCGGTCGAAGGCCGCCGACACGCTGGGCCAGCAGCTGAAGCAGCTGGCCGGGCAGGCGGTGGGCGCGGGCCGCCTCGACACCGGCTTCTATGACATGGATCAGGGCGACGTGGTGCGGAACGTCTGGGACGACTACGGCCGGACCGCCAGCGCCGCCGCCCTGCAGACCGCCGGGATGCAGCAGCAGAACAACTTTGGCCTGCTCAACTACGGGGCCGAGGCGCGGAACCGCTACCTCGACCTGCTGCACGGCGGGTACGACCGAGCGACCGCTGAGAAGGCCGCCAAGGATGCCAAGAAGGGCGGGTTCCTCGGCGGGCTGGGCAAGATCGTGGGAGGGGTGGTCGGCAGTGTCGCCGGTCCGGTGGGCTCCGCGTTCGGTGCGAAGCTCGCGGGCAGCATCTTCAAGTAGGGGGCACCGATGGGACGCTACTCACCGACGGTCCGGCCCATGCCGGAGCCGACACCGTTCTGGACCGGGTTCAATCAGGAGCTGGGGCGGTCGCTGGCGCAGTCGCCGGGGGACGCGATTGCGTGGCAGCGGAACCGGCTGGCCGAGCGCGAGCTGGATCAGCGGGAAAAGGCGCGGATCGCGGCCGAGGCCATCCGGCTGCAGAACAGCGGCTACTACCCCGACGCCAGCGGCGTGGGGGACGCCACCGGCATGGACGGCACGGTGTTCGCCGGGGACACGCCCTACCGCCGGGACATGCCGCGCTTCGCCCGTGAGCAGGCCGACATGGAGAACATCGTCACCACGGCCGGGATCGAGGGCCGGGCCCGGAACATCCCGCTGGTCGAGGGGGCGGTGAACCGGGCGCAGGGCACCACCGCCCCTATCGGCTTCGGGGTGGACGTGAACGGCCAGCCCGCTGCCAGCGGCGAGAACCCGTTTGCCTACCACATGAGCGCACTGGCCAAGCAGCAGTACCTGCTGGGCGGGCGCATGCCGAACGAGGGGCGGTCCAGCCGTGACGGTCGGACCTACGCGCCGGTGGCCACCGAGCGGGGGTATGCGTGGCCGGACGCGGAGACGGGCGAGTTCGTCCCGGCCCGGTGGGCCAACGACGGGGAGCCGGTGCGTCGGCCGCCGTCGGCCGGTCCGGCCCGGACGGAGGAGGACCGGATTCGCGCTGCGGACGATGCGTTCTGGGCGACCATGTACCGCAACGCCCTGAAGCCCGCCAGCAAGTACGCCCCGACGCCGACGGACGAGGAGGCGCGGCGGGCGGCTGATCGCGCCCTGCAGGAACGCCAGAACGCCCGGCGGCGCAACCGCATCCTGAACACCATGCCTCCCGACGAGGACTAGCCATGGACGGCTGGCAGGACGATCCGGGCCGCCCGCCGCAAAAGCGGCGTCGGCGTACGGAGGAAATCCTCGACTCCCTGCTCGCGGACCCCCAGTCCTCGACGTGGAGTGACGACGAGATTCGCGCCCGGCTGGAAGGCATCCGGGACGCGGAGCGTGGCTTGCCACGGGACACCCTCCCGGTCCTGCCCCCCATCGAGGCCGCCCCACCCCCGGAGCCGCCCCGCCCGCAGCTGGGCTGGCGCGACCTGCCGCTGCCCAGTGCGCTGGGACGGCTGGCCCGGTCGGCGTGGGGGGACGTGTCCGACCTCCCCTCCATGCAGCTGCGGCCCCCGGCCGATCCCAACGCCGCGCCCGCGCCCCCGCCGGTCTACACCGGCGGGAAGGGCGGGGCCTACCGGATGCCCGAGCTGGGCGTGAGCGCCGGGTCCGACCGGGTGACGGTCGGCAAGCCGATGAACCCCATCGAGGAGAACCTGCGCCGCCAGTCGCTGGAGCGCAGCAGGCCCCCCAACCTCTCGGTCAACCGGCCACGGGTGGACGCGGCGCTGGCGAAGCTCACCGAGCGGATCGCCGACCCGTCCCTGACGCCGGAGCAGCGCCTGCCGCTGGTGGCCACGAAGCACAATCTGGAGCAGCAGCTGGAGCTGGGCCGCCGGGCGGGGCTGGACGTGGGGCAGGGCGAGGCGCTGGAGCAGTACGGCAAGCAGGCCGCCAGCGCCGTGACGTTCGGGGCGGTGGGCGGGGCGTACACCCGCGAGATGGACCGCCGGATGAAGGCCGGGGAGTGGGTCACGCCGGAGGACGTGGAGGCCCTGCTGGGCGAGCCGCTGGGGTCGGCCACCACGCCGACCGTCGGGAAGGCGGGCTTGGCCGGACAGCTGACCGGCGGCATCGCCCAGTTCATGGCGGGCGAGGGCCTGCTGCGGGCGGGCACGTCGGCGCTGGCCGCCACCCGGTTCGCGCCGCTGGCCCGGCCTGCGGAGGCGTACTTCAAGGCGGCCTACACCCCGGTCCGGCCCGGCACGTCGGCGCTCGGCTACGCGCTGCGGACGGGCGCACAGGGGGCCCTGCAGGGAGCGCCGGTGGGCGTGGCGATTGACGCAGGCCGGGCGCTGGTGGAAGGGCGGCCGGTCGGCGAGAGCATCGCCTATGGCGGCCTCTACGGCGCGGGGATCGGGGCGCTCATGGAGGTGGGGCTCCCCCTGCCGGGTGGTGCCCCGTGGCGTTTCGCCGGAGCGGCGAAGCTGCCGTTCAGCCGGGGGTTCGCGGCCACCCCCCGCCCGATCCACGACGTGTACGCCCCCGGCCGCGACCCGCAGTACGCGAACCGGCTGCAACCCGAGGGGTACGCGCCGACCCGTGACCCGGCCCATGCAGGCGACAACCTGCAGCCCGAGACGGTTGCCCATCTGCGCCCGTACCCCGAGCGGGTGGACGCGACCGACCGCCCGGTGGAGCAGGAGATGCCGGGCGTGGTGGAGCCCGAGCTGGCCGCCGCGCCGGGCCACACCGGACCCCGGATCATGGCGGGCATGACGGCGGGCGGGCTGCTGGGCGCGACGGCGGGCGGGCTGCTGGCTGACGAGGACAACCGGGGTGCCGGACTGGCGCTGGGCGCGGCGCTGGGCCTGACGCTGGGCGCGGGGTTCGGTGCGGCGACCGCTCGCCGGATGGCGTTCCCGCGCCTGCCGGAGCGGCCCTCGTTCTGGCGCGACGAGTCCGGAGTGCTGGGGGAGCAGTACCAGCCGGGCGAGGTGATCGCCGAGCAGCTGTCGAAGGAGGAGATGATCGAGGCGTCCCGCCAGCTGAAGGAGAAGGGGGTGCGGTTCCGGCCCCGGCCCAACGGCGACGGCACGTTCGCGCTGGTGGCACGGGGCGAGGCGCAGGCACAGGCCGCCGCTGCCCCCAAGGAGTTCGGGGAGCCCATCCCGTACGATCCCTCGGCCCCGCCCGAGGCGAACCGGCCCCTGCTGGGCAGCGACCGGAACCCGCTGCCGTATGACCCCACCGGCCGGTTCGTCTCCCGGCTGGGCCGGGCCATCACCGCGTTCGCCGACAGCGACCGCATGACGCCCGCCGAGTGGGCGGCCCGACTGGAGAAGGGCGGCGACTGGGCCAAGGACGAGTACGACACCGTGCTCGCGCCGATCCTGAAGGCGCTGCAGGAAGGGGATCAGGTGAAGGCGCAGACCCTGTTCCCACAGGTGTTCGGGCGGCCCGCCGGGTACGCCAGCCAGAACGCGAACGCCGGGTTCGGTCAGGATGTGGTGAGCCCCCTGCTGGGCAGCGACCCCAGCCGCTGGGCGACGGCGCGGCTGTCGAAGGACGACCTGCTCAAACTGGCGTACCATCACCGGATCACCGGCAACACGCTGTATAACAGCGCCGACTACCGGGCCAAGGAGACGCCGGACGACCGCCGCAACCGGGCCATGGTGAGCTGGCGCGACGACCCACGCCGGTTCGGATCGGATCGGCATGAGTGGGAGAACCCGTTTATGTCGGAGGCGTGGCGGTCTGCGGAAGCGGACGAGGACATCGCCAACCGGATGCGGGTCCAACCGGCCCACGAGGCCATGCGAGCGGGCACCCGACACTACTACTACGGCCTCGCCGACGAGTTCGCGGAAGCCATCCGTCGCGTGACCGAGGACGGCGTGACCCCCGACGAGGCGTACGCCGATTGGCGCAAGGTGGCCGAGGAGCGAGTCCTCGCTGACGTGGACGCCTACAGCGTCGGGGCGTTGGCGGCGCAGCGCATGGGGGACGATTACGTCCGAATCATGCAGGTCGCTCGCCCCGATCTGGACGACGTGGCGTCGGTCAGCATTGAGGAGCTGGGGGGCAACCCGAGTATCCCGCCGGGCTCGTACTCGTACCGGGACGACGTGCAGGGCCAGTGGGTGGTGCGGACCCCGGAGGGGACCACCCTCGGCAGCGGGTGGACGCATTATCAGGCATGGCGGGACGCAGCGGGCCGCGTCCGCTACCCGGAGAACCCGCGACATGCCCAAGAGATGGAGCTGGCCCGGCAGCAGGCATATGAGCAGGCGTTCGGGGAGGGTGGGCAGTACGTTGGGGCCCGCGAGCTGATGGACAAGGTGTTGCAGCTGAAGGCCGCCGAGCCCCCGCCGATCCGCACGATGGAGGACATCCGGCTGCAGGGGCCCGACGCGGCACGGGCGTGGCTGCTCGCCCATCATTCGGACTGGGCCGACCGCCAGCCGCCGACGCCGGAAGCGTACGGCCTCGTCGCCGACGAGAACGGGGCGCTTCGCATGGGGCCGGAGAACGCGCAGTCGGGCCCCGGTGTCTACGACCGCCCCGAGGGGCATTTGGTGTACGACCAGTACGGGCACTACGTCAAGAAGGACGAAGCCGCCGCCATGGCGCGAGAGGAGGCGTCGGCGAACCGGACCCCGCGACCGGGGGAGCCCGAGCGTGACACCGGCCCGACCAGCTATCTGCGCCACGCCTCCCATATGACGCACCCCCGCACACCGGGGCACAACCCGATGCCGGGAAGTGTTCGTGAGCTGCTGGTGCAGACGGAGCCGCGTGGGCTGAACCCGTACGAGACGGCGTGGAGCCAGCAGCGGGGGGAGCGGGACTGGAACAGCCAGTACGGCAACTTCCATTACGATCCCCCCCTCATTGTGCATGACCAGTTCACGGGACGGTGGACGCACCCGGTCACGGGCGAGGCGTTCTTCATGGGGCTGGAGGGGCAGTCCGACCTGTTCAACTACGGCCACAAGAGCGGGAGTCTGCGGTCGGATTCCGAGTACCAGCGCGGCAACCCCTCGGAGACAATCGCGCCGTGGTACGGCCAGCGGACCCGCATCTATGAAACCCGCCGGTTCACCTCGCTGACCGAGGCCGGGGAGGCGAGCCGCAAGGCGGGGGACGCCGTGCGGACCCTGCACGACCGCTACAAGAACACGGCTGGCACGATGGATCAGTCGTTCATGGACTACCGAAGCCAGCATGAGATGAAGGAGCACACGGAGACGTTCAACACGCCAGAGGAGGCCGAGGCGTTCGCGCTGGAGCAGCATGCGGCGGGGAACATGCCCTACGTCTCTGGGTCCACGGTGACGGTGTATCCCGGCCCTGACCATGTGGCCAACCTGTTCCGCGACTGGGCGCGGACGCCGGACGGGGCCAAAATCTTCGCGGAGGTCGAGGCCGCCTTCCGCGACTGGCAGGCCGCGCTCGGCGACCTGCGGGCCGCCGATCAGGCGTACTACCGCATGGCGACCGACGGCGAACCGGGGCCGGTGGACGTGGAAGTCATGGGGGGGATGCCGACCGGCCTGCCCGATGGCTTCCTGCGGTCACAGGAAGGCGTCGTTCGCGTGGGCGTGGGCCGCCTGCTGACGGACTGGGCCGAGCGCGGCGGGGACGATCACATCGGCTGGATGGACGGCCGGACGCTGGAGCTGCGCTGGAACCCCACCTACCGGCGCATGTACCGCCTGTCGTACGACGAGCTGTGGCCTGCTGAGTGGCGGTGGATGATGCAGTGGCTGGGCCGCCAGACCGGCGACCCGGAGACGTTCGCGGCCATGGTGCCCGTGCATGACGGCGGCGAGCAGCTGCGGTATGGGCGGGGCGGGACGATGGCGGGCGAGACGCAGGAGTTCCGTCGGGTGGGTTGGCGGGAGAAGCCCGGTGCGTGGCTGGTGCGGCTCTCGCCCGAGCAGCGGGCCAAGCTGCGAGCGGCGGTCCTCCAGCACGGCCTGCCCTTCATGTCGCTGGCCCCGCTGCCGGTGGCGCTGGCGTACAGCAAGGCGAACGAGAACGCCGACCCGGACGAGCGGGCGGCCCTGTCCAAGCTGGAGCAGCTGGCGGGGCTGGCGTTCATGCTGGGCGCTATGCGCTACGGGAACAAGGTGATCCGCGAGGGGTTCGCGTCGGGCCGGGAGGCGGCAGCGTTCCGCGCCACGGTCGAGGGGGAGGCGCATGTCCGGCCGAACCCGGACGGCACCTTCGACGTGGTGGAGGGGCCGCGTCCGGCGCGGGAGGACGCCGCGCCCGCCGCCCCGGAGGTGCCCTACACGAAGGGGGCTCCGGCCGAATACAACCGCCCCGAGCGCGGGTCGCCGGGGCGGGAGCTGGACGTGGACCCGCAGGGTCGCACCTATGATCGGCTGGGGGCGACGCTCGCCAAGCTGCCCGAGGATAAGGCCCTGACCGCGAAGGAGTGGCACGGCAAGCTGGCCAAGAGCCGGGCCTACACCGCCCGCCAGTTCAACGCCGTGCTGGGCAAGCCACTGGAGCACATCATCGCGGGACGGGCCGACACCTTCCCGTGGTTGCCTGACGTGCTGGGGGCCGACCCCGCTGACTGGGGTGACGTGCGGCTTACGCCGTCCGAGCTGCTGCAGATCGCCGACCGCAACGGCTTCAAGTTTGAGACGGCCCGCCTCAGTCACGCTCGCCCGGAGCCGGTGGACGCGGCGGCGTTGGCCGAGGCCCAGCTCGCCCGGCAGGGGGCCAACCTGTACGCGCCGTCCGAGGGGCCGCTGACCGGGCCGAAGTATGCGGACCACCTGATCCCCGGCGGGGAGAGCTACCGCGAGCTGCTGACGGTTGTGCGGCAGGGGAACCCGCTGGCCGACGAGTACGGCCGGACCCACCCGTCCAAGACGGGGCACTACCCCGAGATTCCGGGGGTGCATCACCTCACCCGGATCGCCGACTACATCATTAACGGCGAATACATGACGTGGCTGGACGAGGGGCAGAGTGACCCGGCCAACAAGGCGGGCGAGACGTGGCAGAACGACGACCCCGGCCGGTCCAACTACACCCCGGACGCCGACAAGGCGGGCACCCCGGTGCGCGGCTGGCAGGAGCGCACCTATGAGCGGGAAGTGGTGGACGCCGGGACGGCTGACGTGGAGCACCGGCAGGCCCACGCCGAGCAGACGGCCGCCGTCGCCGACTTCCAGCGGAAGTACGACCACGCGGTCCAGACCGCGACCCAGCTGGCGGCCCGGCACGGCATCGCCAGCCAAGAGGAAGCCATCCGACTGCTGCTGACCGACCCGGCCACCCGGCCCATTATCATGGCGGCGCGGGAGGCCGAGCTGGCTATGTACGCGGCGCAAGAGTACGTCGCCTACACCCGGCAGGCGTTCGACTGGTACCAGCAGGGGAACACGGAGCCCTTCACGCGGGAGCGCATGAACAACCCGCGAGGGGTGCCGCCGTCGTTCTTCGTGGACAACACCGTCGTCGCGCAGTTCAACATCCTGCGCCTGCTGACCGAGTGGGCCGAGAACGGCCGGGGCCCGTGGCTGGGCTGGAGCAACGCCGACCAGCTGGCCAGCCGGTGGGACCAGTCGTGGCGGCCACTGTACGAGCACATCTACGACAAGGGGCACCTCGCGTACTGGAAGGCGGCGCTGAAGGAGCTGGGGTTCACCTCGTCGGAAATCGCGCAGATGATGCCGAGCAACGGTGGCACCGCCACGAAGGATGTGCGGGCCGGGTGGACCGTCCGCATCCCCGACCAGTTCGTGGATCGGCTTCGGCAGGCGGTGCTGGGCAAGGGGCTGAAGTTCCTGACCCTCAGCCCGTTGGGCCTCGTCGGCCTGTACGCCGAGCTGTCCCAGCAGGCGGGCGACAACCCGGAGGCCGCCGAGCTGCAGTCCCACCTCAAGACGATTGCCAAGTACGCGGCGGGGGCAGCGGCGGGGGGCGTGGCCCTGTACGCCGCCATGAAGGGCGTCCATGCCCTGCGGCGGGGGGCGCACGGCCAGCTGGAGGGCCGGACGCCCAAGCCCACGGGCGAGCTGCCCCGGTACGACACGCACGTCAAGGGACGCCCCGGACCGGGCGGCACCCCGCCCGTGGCAGGCCGGGGCCCGCTCCCCCGCCTGACCGAGAACGCCGTCAAGCGGCTCGACCTCCCGCCCGAGCTGTCGGGGCAGGTCGTGCAGATGATCGAGTACGAGCGCGGCCTGACCGGGGACACCCCCCGCGTCGAGACATGGGACGAGCTGCGGGCGATTGCCGCTGAACGGATGGGGCTGGGCGAGGACGCCCTGATGGACGTGGACCCGGAGCGGGCCGACCGGCACACCCTGCTGGCGATTGCGTCGCTGGCGGTGCAGAAAAAGAACACCGCCGAGCTGTTCTGGCAGCGGTCCATGGACCCGTCGCTCAGTGTGTCCGAGCAGCGGGCCAACCTCGCGCATGCCAGCAAGATGGACGAGGACTTCCTCCACCTGATGTCCGGGGCCATGCGGGGCGGCTCCGAGGCGGGCCGCAACCTCAACGCCCTGAAGGTGTTGGCCAACCTGAAGGACGATCCGGCCTACTGGTGGACCCGGACGATGAAGCTGCTCGACCGCCCGCTCACCGGCGAGGAGCGGTCGAAGATCGAGGGGTTCCTGAAGGACAAGGACCGGGCCGGGCTGGTGCAGTACCTCGCCCGCCTGCGTAAGACGAGCATCCCGGCGCAGATCGTGACCCTGCTCAACGCGGGCCTGTTCACGCGCCCGGCCGCTCGCGGGATTGACCTCCTCAGCTCCGGCGGCAACCTCCTGCTGGAGCACGGGGTCAACGCGCCCATGCGGGTGCTGCTCGACCGGGCGGTGGCGCTGGCGACCGGCACCCGGACGGCCACCATGCCGGACGCCCTGCAGGTCGAGGGGATCGGCCGGGGCGCGTGGCACGGGCTGCAGCAGGCGGCCCGGTCCATGGGCTTCCACGCCGCCATGGAGGCCCCGGCCGGGCAGCGGTGGGCCGCGTGGCGGGAATACATCCGGAACGCGGAAATCAGTCCGGACATGCTGGCCCGGTACGACCTCCCGCACCTGACGAACATTGACATGTTCTCGCTGGCGCGTGATCCGGAGACGCCGGTGAACGTGGCCATGGACTTGGCCCAGAAGCTGATCTACCGCTCGCTTGGCGTGACGGACCGCATCCTCGTCAACGCCGCGTACGAGGGCGCGATTGCCGACCTCGCCATGGCACGGGCGCTGGGCGAGGGGGCGGCCAACCCGAAGCAGCGGGCGCAGGAGCTGATCGCTGCGCCGCCGGACGACATGCGCTTTGAGGCCAACCTGATGGCCACGCGCATCACGTTCAACAACGACGAGGCCGCTGCGCTCATGGGCAAGAAGCTCATGCGGGCACCGGGCGACGCGCTCCGCTCCATCGAGGGGCCGACCGCCACGGCGGCGGCCGAGGTGACGGACGCGGCCATGCGGTTCCAGTTCCCGGTGGTGCGGACGGCGGCCAACATCACGGCCCGCGCCATGGACTACCTGCCCGGCGTCGGCACCACGCGGGGGCTCTACAACCTGTGGAGCGCGTTCCGGCCCGAGCTGGAGCGGTCGCTCCGCAACCGGAAGCAGCGGGTGGCCGTGGAGGTGCTGTCCCGGAACCTGACCGGCACCGGGATGGTGGCGCTGGGCGCGTACCTGTACGAGCAGGGGATCATGACCGGCGCGGCCAGCACCGAGCCCGGCGAGCGGGCGGTGGAGGTGGCCGAGGGCCAGAGCCCCAACTCCATGCTGATTGACGGGGAGTGGCGGCCGATTGGGCGGCTGGCTCCGTTCGGCACCAGCATGGCCATCGGGGCCACCATGGCCCAGATCGCCAAGCACCGGAGCAAGGAAGGCGGGCCGCTCGGGTTCGGCGTCGGGGCCGCCTCGGCGCTGGGCCGCACGATCCTCGACCAGCCCTTCCTGACCGGGAGCCAGTCGGCGCTCGACGCCCTGCAAGACCCGGTGCGGGCCAGCGAGCGGTATCTGGAGTCGCAGGCGGGCCGCATCGTGCCGTCCATCGTCAACGAGGTGGCCAACGCCAGCGGGTTCAGCCGGGACGTGAACGGGCCGCTGGAGGCGATTCAGGGCCGCCTGCCCGGACTGGCCGAGCAGCTCCCGATCCGGCACACCGGCTGGGGCGACCCGATCCGGGGCCGGACCGGCCTCATGAACCGCCTGTTCAACCCCGTGGCCGGAAGCCCGGACAACCGCATTGACAACCCCGTCGTGGCGCAGGCGGGCGAGCTGGGGTACGCCCCCAGCCGGATCGCCCGCGACAAGGCCACGCCCACCACTCCCCGCGAGACGCCGGAGGCGTACAGTGAACGCGCCGCGTTCATCGGGGCGCTCCGCAAGGATGTCGCCGGGGAGCTGTTCCAGACCAGCCCGCTGTTCACCGACCCGGCCTACCTCGACCGCGTGGCGCGGGAGTGGATGATGGGCAACCCCGACATGGCCGGGAAGTCGCTGGAGGAAGTGAAGCGCGAGGTGCAGCGGTCGGCGCTGGTGGACGTGGTGCGCGGGGTGTCCCCCCATACGCCCCCTGACTACATCCGACGCATGCGAGCCCAGCCATGATCCTTGCCGTAGACCGACGCCGGAACGGCCCCCGCCTGCCCACGCTCCCGTGGATCATCGGGGTGCTGACCATCACCTCCCTGCTCGGCGGGGTCGCTACCCGTGCGCTCGGCGCAATCGGGTTCATGGGGACCAGCACGAACGAGCGCCTCATGAAGCTGGAGGTGTACGACTCCCTGCGGAAGCGCACGGTGGACAGCATGTTCCACCAGCTGGCCGACGACAACGAGGAAACCCGCGAGCTGGTGCTGATGCTGGTGTCCATGCGGTGCCTTGAGCCCAGCCAAGCCGCCCGGCAGGCGGCGGCTGATGCGCGGGTGCCGTGCGCTCGGATCATTAACGAACAGGGGATTGACCCGCCATGATGCACCCGTCCGAGAAGGGCTCCCGCAAGGAGCAGATGGCCAAGCTGGTGCTGCTCATAGACGCCGTGATGGTGCTGGGAGCCATCGGGCTGGCGTTCGCCGGGAAGCTGACCGAGCACCTCGTCACGATCCTGACCCACTTTATCACGGCCACCATGACCGTCTACGGCAGCTTCGCCGTGGCCAACGCGGTCGAGCACCACTCACAGAAAGGCGCGGCTGATGCTTGAGCTGACCCTGCTCCGGACCGAGAACACCGCCGACGGGGTGTTCGGCCTGCTCTCGGTGGGCCACGCCCACCTCCACACGGTCGAGGACGACTGGAAGAACAACCAGCCCAGCGAGAGCTGCATCCCGGCCGGGCGCTACCGGCTGGTGCGGACCGTCTACCACAAGGGCGGGTACGAGACGTTCTGGGTGACGGACGTGCCGGGCCGCAGCCGCATCCTGATTCACCGGGCCAACACGGAGGAGGACGTGAAGGGGTGCATCGGCGTGGGCTTGCGGCGCGGGAAGCTCTGGGTGCATGATGAAGATGCGCCGGGCAAGCCCCTCACCCTCAAGCGGGCGGTGGTGGCCAGCCGGGAGGCGTTTGAGGTGTTCATGAAGGAGATGCAGCACCACGACGATGCGTGGCTCACGGTCCAGTGGGCGCACGGCATTAACCCGGAGGGGACATGAAGCCGATCCTGTGGGCCGCGCTGGCGGTGCTGGGCCTCACTGGCATGAACTGCTCGCCCACGCCCGCCAGCGCGGAGCCGAGGCCGAAGGCCATGGTGAGCGTCCGGGCCGTGGCACCGGGGAACGTGCGGATCACGGTGACGAACATCACCTGTCCGGGGAACCCGGACTCCCTGTTCATCCGGACCCGCTCGCCCATGACGGACTCCACGCACACGCATCGGTTCGCGCCCTGTGTCAGCCGGGACAGCTTTGAGCTGCTGCAGCCCGCGCCCGGCCAGACGATCCGGGACACGGTGCGCCTGTGGACGAAGCGCCGGGGCCTGACCTCGGACACCCTCAAGCTGCCGTGGTCGTACACCGAGCAGGACGTGCCGCCGCCGCCGCCGACCGGCAACCTTGAAACCACCATCAAGGTGACGATGGCCCTGCCGATCACCGGCACTCAGATGCGGACGGACGAGCAGTATAAGTTCTGCCTCGCCACGCAGTTCTGGGACGGCAAGTGGGCGGTGGGCAAGCAGGCGAGCGCGGATTGCAAGGCCGCGCTGGTGGCCCGGTTCGCGGCCAGCCAGCGGGTGACGAACCCGGTGGCCCAGCAGATCGCCGACAGCGAGGCCGCGTACGCCACGTTTGAGCTTGTGCCGGGGTGAAAGCCCGGTGCCAGCACGGGCATCTGCTGGCCGTCACGGCCGGTCGGA